TTAAATCATGTCTGAGAAAATTTCTTTGGACAGTAGTGCTGTTATTTCTGTATTTACCATGATGGTTTGTCTTCCGATTATAATGCGTGGATCGCGTTCGGTACGCTTTGGGGTGCAGTGTTCGGATCTCTGGCTTTTATTATCGCTATTCGGACGGTATATGAAGGGCGTAAGAATGCCGAGCGGGAACAGATTTTTAATCTGCTCGGCCTGCATCAGCAGAAAGTCGAGGCGGTCATATATCAGGAGAACGGAAATACAATATCCGGATATGACGCATTCAGAGCCTATACCCGACAGGCGGATAAATATCTTGCATTACATTTGATTATACGCGGGTTGAAAACCAATAACAACGGCACATCCCGTTTTCCAAAACTGACAGACTGCCAATCTAAATTGTTCGCTGAAACAAAAAAAACTGTTTCGGAAATTAAGATAAATATGTACCGAGATATCAAATGCGTAGACACTAACAAGCAAGAATGGTCCGCCATAGCCCTGACCATTGCATATAGCGATAAACTATCAGCGAAAGACAGAGTCCAAGCTGTTGCCGAAGTGTACGGGCAACTTTATGAAGAGAATGGACATTTTCTCGGACAATATTTCCGGAATATGTATTATGTCCTTAATACTATCGACCAATCTTCTCTCAACGATACGGACAAAGCATACTATGCACATTTATATCGTGCTCAATTATCCCGCTATGAGTTGGCATTTGGTGTATTCAATGCGGTATGGGAAAAATCGAGTTTCGATATGGTGCGATTACTTCTGAAATACGATATCCTCGACGATGTATATCGAGAGGATATCGTGTTGTTCGAAAAAGGGGAAGGGAAAGACGATTCTGCATACCATCGGGTAAAAGTGTTATTGAAGGAATACCAAACGATGGAGAAAGAAAGGCAAGAACAAACATCATCCGAATTTACCGTCTGAGTCCCAGCGTCCTTGCCGAATCGTAAAAGGTTTCGTTGTCATAGTCCGTGGCTATGCGAAAAGTATCTCCCTTGCGAAAGAACCGGCTCTTTGCCACATGCAGACGCATGACGTTGGCCTCGCGCTCGGCCGCGGACTGATTTAGCGATATAAGGTGGGTGCATGGCCGTGCGAGCCCCTTCGCCTCCGAGCAGTTGTACTCCGTGAGGACGTTGTTCTCGTCGTTTAGCCAGTCGCGGTTTTCGATCGTCGCCTGATACGTGACGACCATCCATACATTCTCGTCGGCAGCAAGGTCCTTCAGGTCGTTCGCCACGGCGATGCGCTTCGAGCGTTCGTGCTCGGCTCCCCACTGGCGGCGGGAGGCGTCGTTCAAGAGGTCCATCGAGTCGATGATGACGATGTCGGGCGTTCGGGCGTTGATTTTGCGGTATTCGGCGATGCCGTTTCGGATATCGATAGTAGATATGCGTGCCGCGAAGCGTGGGAACGACCGTACGGTTATACTCCCGGCATAGCGCTCGATCTCCTTTTCGAAGCGGCGCATCTCCACCTCGGCGATATGCCCCCGCTCGAAATAGAAGGCGTTGCGGGCTATGAGTCCCCCGCTGTATGCATTGAGTGCCTCTTCTTCGGAACCTTCGAGCTGGAAATGCAGCACGTGCAGTCCGTCGTCGATGTCGGCCCGCAAGCCTATATGTTTTGCCATGTGGCTCTTTCCCACGCCCGTCGACGCGAGGATGCACGATAGCTGTCCGCGGAGGCTGCGTCCGGCATTCAGTTCGTCCAGATCGGGAATATAAAAGCGTGTGACGGGCTTCACGCCCGATGCCTGCAGCTCCTCCTCACGGCGGCGGTTGCGATGAAAACGCATGGCGAAGGTCTTCACCACGTCCACGAATGCCGAATCCTTGAGTGTGAATCCCGCGAGCCACTCGGCGTATTCCTTGAGTTTCGCTTCGGCCTCGGCCTGCCGGCTCTGGTTGTAGAGTTTCCCCACCTCGGAGTATACGGCCTGCAGACGCACACCCTTGATGTACGTTTCGAGCATGTCGACAACCGCTTCGGGGTTGTTTTCTCCGTCGTACTCACGGAAAGTGTTCACCAGTTCCAGTGCATCGTAATCCGAGGCGAATGTCTGCGCAAGCATGGCATATGAGGGCGGCGATTTGTAGGTCCGGTAATGGTTCACGAAAAACTCGTGAATATGTTGGAATGTACGGTCGGGAAGGTACTCGCGCCGCATGTGCGCTACGAGTACGGCGCATACGGCCTCGTGGCGTATGGCCGTCGAGTAGAGTTCGTAGAGATACTCGGCCGAGAGTGCGTTGCGCGATGCCGTCATCTGCCGCCTCCTTTCCCGTATTGCTCTTCGCGTATTCGCAGCAGTTCCGGATAGCGTCGCTGCTCCAGCGTGCGGCACTGAACGGCCATGGCGCATGCACGGCATACGGGCGAGAAGGGCGTCCACAGGAGCGTCGACCGCGTGCATATGTAAAGCCCCGCCTCCGAGCCCGCCTGCCGGCGCTTGGTGCGGTCCTCGTATTCGGGATATATGAACTTCGCGAGCGGGTGCTGCGTGCGGTCGCGGAGCATCTCCACGAGTTGCGCACGCACGATTCCGTGCTGCGCGAGCCAGCGATCCTCCCAATAGCGGTGCCTCTGTTCGTTGCGGCGGAATCGTTCCAGCGCCTTGGCCCCGAAGGAGTGGGCGACGCGCCACCGCTGCCGGAGCGTCCCTTTCTTGTAAAAGGTCATGGCATACACCTGACATACGCAGAAGTCTACGATCCGTTGACGGCTCACGCCCGCGAACTCTCGCTCCAGCGCCTCCATGCAGGCCGCCACCGTATGCTGGGCCGCGGCACCTGCGGGGAATCGGAATGCGGGGTCTATGCAACGACTTGCGAGCAGCTGCACGAGTTGCAGGGCCCACTTACTCATTGCGGCTGTTTCCATCGCGGTCGATCATTTGGCGCATCTTCAGTTTGGCGAGGAACAGACGGCTCTTGACCGTCTCGATATTCGGTGTACGGAGCGTGCCGTTGCGGTGTGTTATTTCCATGATCTCTTCGAGCTTGTATCCGGCCTGCTGCAGGAGCAGCGCCTCCCGGTATATGGGATTCAGTCGGTCGAGAGCCCGCAGGATGTCGTCGCTATAGAGCTCCCGGTAGTTATCGAGTCCCATGCAGTTGCCGCTCATACGGTCGGTATCTTCGGCGTGGTGGCTGATGATGTGTTCGGGATCGAGGTCGTCCGAGGTCTTGAATGCCGCCCTGCGTCGGTCCAGATCGTATATCAGGCGTTTGCAGCAAATGAATATCCAGTTGGCAAGGTTCTTCCCCGGGTCGTAGGTGTGTACGTAGCGATAGAGATTCGCCAGACACTCGTTGTAGTTCTCCTCGACATCCTGCCAGCGCGATGTGAAGCGCATGCAGATCTTATATACGAGATTGCGGTTGGGGAATATGAGGCGCTCGAAGAGTTCCGTGCGCTGACGTACGGACTGTTCGGTATCTATGTGGGAAATCAGGGACTGTTGTGCTTTCACGTGGCCGACTTATTGTGTCATTACTCATCTTCATGGGATCTGTCGGCTTATGGTTAGCATCAAATGGGAACTGGACGGAGTGGCGAGACAGCCGCCCCGCAGGCGGGATAAGGAGTGCACGGACCTGTTATGGCAGACGGTACTTGCGTACGAGGTCGTGGGAGAGCAAAAAAGCATCGGCCCCGTCATACGAGGCAGGGGCAAAGCGGCAGTCATTGCGGCATGCGGCGATCAGGCGGCTCTTGTCGGTCCGTCCGTCTCCCGCTGTCCATTTCTTGAGTTGTGGCGGCGTTCACGCACTCCACGGGCAACGGGTTCCGCTCTTCGCGCAGGAAGAGCGGGATGCCCCGCAGCTCGGAGACTTGCTTTAGGTCGCGGTTGTGGGCGTTGAAGTTCACATCCTCGCCACGATGCACCGTATGCCGTTTCGGAGAGGGGCCTTCCGGAGCGTGCGGTAGAACGCGAGGTGCGTTCGGCGGCTGCGTGTGAGTCTACTGCCGTTCGATCCGCGAAGCTCCATTCTCCTTCGTGACGGTTATGCGGTGAGGATAGTTCTCCTGCACGAGTCCGTGGGATACGACCAGCGCCGTCACGGACTGCTTGTTGAGCGCCGCGAAGACGCTTGCAAGTCCATCCGCGTCCACGGCGTCAAGGATTTCATCCATGCAGAGCAGGTCGAGTCCTCCGCCGTAGGGGCAATTGCCGTTCACCAGCCGTTGCATGGCGAGGATCGAGGCGGTGTTCACGCGTGCCCGCTCCCCCTCGGAAAGTTTCAGGATGCTGCCGGCATCCATTCCGTCGCGTATCACCGTGACGGAGATCTTCTCGCGCACGACACCGCTCTTGAGGGTCGTGTACCCTGCGAGATTCACGCGCAGGTCGGAGCCGAGGTCTTCGAGTACGCGGTTTATCATACCTGCGAGAGCCTCTATCTTCGTGTTGGCCAGATAGGTCCGAAAGAGCACGAAACGTTGCTGCTGCGTTTCCAGCGCCGTACGCCGTTCCACGGCCTGCGAGTGCCGCGCCATCAGTTCCGAGTTTCGGCGCCGGTACTCTTTCAGCGATTTGCGGAGCGATGCCGCAAGTTCCGATGCCGTGGCATGTTCGAGCTCGGCGGCCGTCTGCCGCAAGGTCTCTATGGAGCTTTCGGCTGCCGCCATACGCTCGCGGCATTCATCGATCGACCGTTCCGCGGCCTTGCGAAGGTCGACGAGGCGGTCGCATGCTTCGTCGAAGAGTGCACGACGCATATCTTCTACCTCGCGGGTACGTGCGGCGACATGGTCGCGGATGCGCTGCATATTGAACTTCGCGCCCTCCATCTCGTATTCCGCTGCGTCTACGGCACGCGTGGCCTTGGCCATACGCTCCTCCCAGCCGCGGCGCAGGGCCTCCAGCTCGCGGGTGCGGGTCTGCACGGCGGTTATCATCTGCGCGACCTTCTCGGCTTCGAGTTCGTTGTCCTGAAGTTCCTGCTTCACCTGTGTGAGCTCCGCTTCGCGACCTTCGAGCTGCCCTTGCGCCGCCGCCACGTCGAATGCACCGTCTGCTACAAGAAAACGATGTGCGCAGGCAGGGCACTCCACCACGCCTGCCAGACGCGCGTGGAGCGTCTCTACAGCCGCCGTCACGGTACGCTTGCGCCGCTGCAGTTCCACGACTTCGGCATTCATCCGTGTAAGGCGTTCTTCGAGGCTGCGCATTTGGTCGCACAGTGCGACGCCTTTCTCCGCAGCCTCCTCCTTGAAGCAGTCGAACTCTTTGCGCCGCAGGATAAGTTCTACCTCTGCCGTGGCCAGCTTATGGCCTATTCCTGCTATGATCTGCGTCCACTTGTCCATCTCCGCCCGGGAGGTCTCTATCTCCTTGTGTTTGTCCGCCGCCACATGCCCCCAATCCGTCAGCGGAGCATCTGTCAGGGGTGCGAGCAATTCCCGTACGCGGGTCATACACGCCGCAAGCGGCTCTGCGGAGTCCTCCACCTTCTGCACTCGACCCTCGGCTTCGGCGATGCGGCACAAGAACCGCTCCTGACGGGCGATCTCCTCGCCGCACTCGCGCACAGCACTCCGCTTGGCGGCTATCGTTTCATGTATCGAGGCGATCTTCTGTTTCCGAGAAAGTTCCTTTTCGCTGCGGGACTCCTCTTCGTGAGCGATCTGCTCGGATAGCATTGCGATACGCCCGTCGATGGAGGCTATCTCCAGCTCCGCAGCCCGCAGTTCCTCCTGCAGCGGCACAAGGTCTTCTCCGACCGAGGCGATGGCACGGTCCACGCTGTCGCCGCCGCTGAAGCGGTTGATGATCTCCTTTTTCTCCCGGTCCGATGCCGAGAGGAAGTCCGCATAACGGTGACGCGAGAGAATGAATGCGAAGAAGAGCTCCTCGCGTGTGATGCCGAGCCGTTCGAGGATGTAGCGATTGGCGGCGTCGACGCTGGGCTGCGCTACCTCTCCGGTTTTCCCGTCCTGCGTGAGCAGGCATCGCACCGAAGCCGTACCACGGCGGGGTACGGTACGCTCGATGCGCATCTCCTCGCCCGTGGCCCGGTTGCCGAGCGTAAGGGTCACACGGCACTCTTCGGCCGCATCGTTTACGACCTCCTCGGCGCGGACCTTGCGCAAGGGGCTACCCGTCAGTCCGAGCGTGATGGCTTCGATGAGCGTCGACTTGCCTGCTCCGTTGCTGCGCTGCGACTCGTTGTCGGCATTGTGCCCGAATATGAGCGTCGTCGTACCTTCGGCCGGCGCATAGTCCAGCGTGCGGAAGGAGCATATATCGGTTGCGGAGATATGTTTCAGATACCACATGATGTACGGTCTATTTTGTTAAGGTAAGCGATTCCGAGCTCCACGTCGTCGATGCCTCTCCCTGCGCAGAAGTCCTCGTAAGCGCGGCGCAGGCGTGCGCCGTCGAATTTGTCGAGCACATCTTCCTCGGGCGCGGCCGGTATCGGGGCGGTGTCGCTGAGGACTTCGACCTTGTTGGCTCCGGCATCGAGCAGCCGCTGGCGGTCCACGGTGTCGGTCTGCGAAGCCCGCACACGAACCTTGAGGCGGCAGCGGACGTCGGCGCGCAGCTCGTCGATGCGGTCGAAAAGGTGTATGCCGACCTTATCGGCCGACGTATCGAGGACCTTATAGCGGATGTTGGCCTCGTTCTGCACGAACTCCGACGAACCGTCCGTGCAGAGGATGGTATAGCCTTTGGCTTCATCCTCGCCGAAGTTGAACTGGCGGCTCGATCCGACGTATTCGATACGGGTGCCGGGCACGACGGCGCGATTGTGGTAATGCCCCGCGAAGACACGGTCGAAGGGTTCGAAAATGCGGGGCGGCAGCTCGCACGGCGCTGCCGTGGCGAGGGCTCCGTTCACGCCCTCGTGGATATAGAGGTAGTTGAGTTTGCCCTCCACAAGACCGCTCGTCGCAAGGGCCGCCAGACGCGACGTAAAGCTTCCGCCTTCGGGGAAATAGCCCATCATGTGTAGTGAGAACGCCCACGCAGGGTCATCGAGCGTCAGGATGTCGTCTACGACCGTGACCGAAGGGTGGCAGTCGAAGACGTGGCAGTAGCCGCGCAGGTCTTCCTGATTCACCTTGTCGTGATTGCCTTCGGCAATCGTAAGACGGATGCCGGCCCCGGCTGCACGCAGCAGGGCGTCGTGTACCGCGAGCAGGACGTCGAGCGTCTGCGCGCTGCGGCTTTGGAAAAGGTCGCCGCCAAGGGCTATATCGCGGATGCTGCGCTCGCGACAGAGTGCCAGCGCTTCGTCCCAGTTACGGTCGAATTCGGCAATATCGTTTTTGGAGACGTGCATGTCGTTCATCAGAAGCATGCACGGTCGTTTATCTCTTGTCATGAGTCAAATCGTTGAAAAAGGGGTGCGCACGGTGCGCCCCCGTAAGATGAAAAGAATCGACGTCAGGAATGTTTATCGCCTGCGAGGTGCAGAAACCTCCTCCTGCATCCCGGCGGCTGCCGGTGCGGCTTCAGGGTCATCTTGTGCCGCGGCCGTGTCTGCGACGGCATCCTCGATCATGTCGAGCAGCTCATCGTTAGTCGCCGAGCGTGTGACGCGCACCGGAAGTTTCTCCTGCTCGATGAAACTGCGGAGCATGGCCCTCAGTTCTTGCCCCTCTTCGGTTTTGTCGCCCAAACCCTTGGCCCGGAGCTCCTCGAAGCGGTTGCACAGGCCCTCGAGCGTAAGGGCTCCGGCAGCTGCATTCTCGCGTGCCTCTTTCGTACGGCGATCGAAGCTGAACGATGAAGTATCCTCTTTAGGTATCTCGGCGCGGAAGGTTTCCACGGCCTCTGTCATCTCTGAGCTCTGCATCACGCGTAGACCGTAGCGGGTGTCGCACTGGGTGAGGAAGACGAGCGTCGCCTCGAAATGGTAGCGCGTATAGCGATAGATGATCTCCGGAATGCGGGGACTGTTCAGGAGTATCGTGAGCTCTTCCTTCGAAAGGCCCTCATTGTCGGACTCGTTGTCTATGGAGAAGCAATATTCGGTCTTGCCTCCATTGCGACGCTTCTCGACTTCCACGGGATAGGCGCTATACACGGATGAGATGGGACACGGATGCTGGGGATTCTTCTGGAGTTTCTTTTCCCAGAGTTTGAAGCGTCGTTCGTCGAGTTCCTTGAACTGTGCGTGCGAGAGCGTGAGCAATTGCAGTCCTTTGGCGCGTTCCTTCAGATCGATGACGTACATGGCATGTCCGTATCCGAATTTGAGACCCCCTCCATAGCTGCCGCCCGCTATCTTTTCGGCGAGCTTCTCATCACCTGCTGTGCGGGCGGCCTCGGAGGCCAGACGACGGTAGGTGTCGATGAGATCGAGCGTATAGCCGGCCTCCGTGGCACGGGGTACGGTGACATACATGCTCTGCGTCTTCTCCCCGCCTGCGGGGCGCTGGAGTTCCATCAGCAACTGCCGGACGGGATACTCGTACCCGCGGCGCTCTACAGTATCCGTCCGGCTCGGGGCGATGGGCAGTACGCGCAGGCGATAGGTTCCCAGCCTGTCGAAACGGAAGAACTCGGTTTTGGCGAACGATTTGTTCTCTTCAATGGCGCGGGCCTGCGCCTCGGAAAACGACTCCTCCTGAGAGAGGAAGAGTTCCTCCACAGAGGCACCCTCGGTACCCCGTACGTCGTAATTGTCTTGCATCATGGTTGCGATGTGTGATAGTTAATACTGCCGAGGATCGGGGCTCTGATCCGGCTTCGGTACTGCCGGGAACCGTCTGGTTTACTCGATATGCCGTGAAAAAAACCGGTGCTCGATGCTCGCAGCTCCGGCTTAACTATCACGCTCCCCGAAGAGGCGGGGAACCATCAAATTGAACGCGTTTTCTTTCAAGGAAGCGCACTGCAAAATTATAGGTCTTGTTTTGAAAATGCAAATATCGGATATTTAGTTTTTTATGAATTATTTCAAATTCTTGACGTAGGCGCGGATAACGTCGCTTTCCCAATGCGGGATTTCGACAGTGGTGCTTGCGTGTGTTATTTCTTCCATGCTCTGCATGCGTACGATTTGCGCCCAATGATCCACGATGTAGCGATCCAGCAATGTACGCCGCAGGCGGGCATAGTAACGCTCGCGCTCGGGCGTGAGGAGCTTGCCGCGGCGGCAGTAGCAACCCTCTCGCTCGTAGCGTTTCATGTAACGGCGGAATTTGGGCTTGCGCAGCGCAGGGTCGTCCGAGGCTGTACAGACGAGAGCCACGGTCTGCGGATGCGGGAATCTTCGCTGTGAATGCGGGCAGAGCAGCATCAGAATGTTGTAGACCGCAGGCGCCTCGTTGTAGAGCATGAACCCTATGGGCGTCTGGTTGAAAGGGAAGCGCTTAAAGCTTCCCCGCGGGCGTCCCCCGCGATTTTTTGTTCCGGGCTGCGGAGGACGTAGGGATACCTTCCGGCAGCGACTCTTCGTTCTTCGTGTCATGACATTCGGTTTTGTCGGGTGAAGCGGCAGGCACTGCGAAACCTGCGCCCCGTGCGATGTTGCGGCGGCTCTCCACGTCGCGCGTGATGTTCACTCTCTTTTTCATTGTAATAAGATTTTAGGTCATATAAGAGAAACTGAGCTCTGTAGTTACGTTGTAAGCCCCGCTCTCGTGCATGAGGATCGTACGCGAACCGGCCTTGATGACGAACGAGCAGCCACGGTTGTAGACGTGGTCGTCGTTGAAATTGGCCATCGTCTGCCGGCAGCCGAAGCGAGGCGGGGAGATGACGTTGGGGATCGTGGCGATGGAGCCCCAGTTGTTCGACGAACGCAGGGCCGTGTTGATGATGCCCTGCACGCAGACGATGTTGCCGATCTGCCGGGCCCAAAGCGTTCCGGCATTCTCGCCGCCGCATTCGAGCCACCCCGTGTCCGTAATCTTCTTCTCGTACTCCGGAGCATAGGCAGCACCGATATTCTGGCACGCCAAGCGCCGGGCATTGTCGTCCTTGAACGTAAGATCCGCGAGGTTCTGGTCACGGCGTACATAGGCGATAAGATCATCCACGCCGGCAGCGGCAAGTACCCCGCGCAGCGCCTTACGGGCCTCGACCGTCGCCTTGCCCTGACGGACGAGGTACGAGACGTAATCCTGCAGCGACTGCCCGAGTGCCGCGAAACGGCCGTCCGACTCGTTGCGGGTATAGAGTTCCAGATTGGCAGCCACCGTAGCCTTGTCCTGCGTGTTGTAGCCCGCCATGAGCCGCGGGGCGTACTTCGAGAGTTCGCGCACCACGGACGAGGTCGTCACGTAGCCCTCGCTCTGGTTCTGCTGGCCGCCGCTTTCGTCCCTGCCGGCGAAGGTTCCCGTGCGTATCGCCTCGAGTTTGGCCTTATGTTCTGTGGTGAAGACTGCACCCTGATAGGCGGCGTCGTTGTCCAGCTTCCCAGCCAGCAGCGCATCCACCTCCTCGATCGAATAAACGTTGATGTTGTGACGTGCCTTATCCTTATCCTCCACATCCGCGAGATTCGAGGCTTTGGAAAGTTTCATATCCCCTGTGCCCCGGCGTTCGGCGTCGAGGTTCTCGCGAGCCCGCTGCTGACGCTCCTGCTTCAGGGCAATGATCTCCTCGGGGCTCTTGCCTTCGACTTCTGCAGCCGTAAGGGATGCGAACTCCGCGAGGAAGTTTTTTGTCTGCAGGAAACGGCCGTCGCATTCCGAAGAGGAATAGACCTCCAGCACGTTGCGGGCCGCGGCCTTGTCCGCGAGATCCGCAAGGTTGTCCGCACAATTGAGTTTGCCGCCCAACGCACGGGATACGTCCTCCGTGGTTGCGAAGCCCGCGCTGCCCTCCATGAGGCTGCCTGCGACAATGGCGTCCAACTTGCGGCGGTACTCCGTGGTGAAGTCTTCCGTGCTGAGCCCCTTGCCCTCGACCGCATTCACCTTTGCGGCCAGTGCCTGCGTGAAGGAAGCCTGCGAGACGTATAGCTCCGCAATGGGCCTTCCTGCGATGCGCAGTTCCGAGGCGACGTCTACCCAACTGCGAGCGCTGAGCGTGAGACCGCCCAAATCGTTGTGCAGGCTCAAGTGTACCGATTCCCCGTTTCCGTAACCCAGCCATGCAATGCGCACACCCTCCTTGTCCTGCCACTGAAGGAGGTTCTGCAGCGCTGCCTCCTTCTTGTCGTAGAGCGTGTTGCGCAGGGTTATGCCCCCGGCGGCGCTACGCACCTCAAAGCCTCCCGCGACCGCGACTGTTCCTGTCCGTCCTTCCGCCAGCAGCAGGGGCACGGAGTTGCGGCCATCGTATACCGCGAAATTGCGGTAGCGGTCTTCGGCGCCGCGATATCCGCGACGGTTCACGCTCACCGTACCCTCGTCCGTATTGTCGGCTGTGTTGAACAGGTCGCCGCCTTCGATATGGAGCGCTCCAAGGCGGCCGCTGACGGCCGTAAGGTGCGGGATGTGCACGCCCTCGCCGCTCACGCGCACGAGAGGTGTCTCATCCTGCCCATAGAGTGTGAAGGACCCGTCGGTGGCGATCTCCACGCGACTGACGGGCTGCTCCTGATGGCAGAGTGACACTTCCGCAGCTCCCGGATCCCGCACCAGCCCCTGCAGGCTGTAGCTTCCGTCGGGAGAGACGACAGAGAAGCCCGTCTTGCATTCGAACTGCTTCTCCACACTCACGGAGCCTGCCAACGTGAGGTCTTTATGAACTGTCTGTCGTGCGAAAGGGCTTTCCAGCAATACGGCATAACGGCCGATGAACTTGTCTATGAAACGCGGTGCATAATCCTCGTGCAGCTCGATATAGCCCGGCAGGGCGCCCGTCACCTCGTCCTCGGTCTGTGGAACCGATGTCGCCCCCGAGCATAGATAGCAGCAGCGGCCGTGCTTGTTCACGTCCCCGGCATAGGCGATCGTCTCGTAGTGGTTCTTCTCGTAGATGTAGTACGGCAACGACACCTCCGCGGCACCTTCGAAGGGGCGCACACGACCGCCGATCCACACGTAGCCGGGCGTGATACGCCCGTCGGCGACCTCGCAACCCGAGATGATGAAGTTTGAGCACCCTTCGAAGATCGAGGTCATGCTCCGGGCGAGTTCCTGCAGGTTCAGCAAGTCGTCGTTGTAGGTGTAACGTCCGCCCGTCTTGGCAATGTATTCTTTCACTATGGTGTGGTTTGAGTCTCCGTTTTTCCGTCCTCGATACGGACGAGGTAGGTCTTGCCGGCGAGGCGGTAACGCTCGACGGTGTGCGTGAGCATGTGTACGAACTCGCTGGCGGGAAGCGTAACGGCAGGCACGCAGACCGTGAAGCTCGCGCGTAGCACGGCCCGCTCCTCGGCCTCGAGATACATGCGCCGGGGTGCTTCCTCCTCCGTGTCCGCAACCTGCTCGCCCGCGAACCACACGGTGAAGGGACGTCCGTAGCGGGCATCCTCGAAGTAGAGGTCCACACCCACGGCAGCCCCTTCCGAGATGGTTATCCGCTGCGCAGCGTCTGCGAAGTAGCTCCCGAAGCGGTGATTGAGGAACCACTCGAAATAGAAGACCTGCGAGGTCATGGCCGCCTCGATGCGTCGCTCGTGTGCCCACACGCAGAAGCGGTCGTTCAAGGTTTGCAGCGGCCATACGAGGCTCTGCACCCAAAGTATGAAACGCCGCCCCGGCAGGTAGTGCGGGACCAGACGGTTCACGAGTCTGTCGATGGGGAGTCTGTAGCGCATCCGTTGTCTATTACAAGTTTTAGGGCCTGCCGGAAGGTGGGAAGCTCTGCCTCGGCATCCTTGCCTGAAGATTCCCGCACGTAGCCCGACGAGGTAAGGGTCATGCGTTCTATGTGCTGAGGGGGCTGCAGATGTCCGTCGCCGTCGTACGAAGCGAGAAAGAGTCCCTGTGCGGGTGTGGCTCGGGCGTCGGCCCAGACATCCGTGACATGTTCTACTCGTCGCAACGCCTCCCATACGCGGTTGACGTAGATAGCAGCGTCGAAGTCTATGTTCATGACATACTCGGCCAGCGCAGCCTCGAGAGCGTCGTAGAGCTCCGCCTCGGGTACCGCGCCGTCCCAGTAGACTGTAACGCGGGGAATGAGTACGTCGCCCGGACGGCTGATGACCTCGATGCGTGTGCCGGCGAACTTGATGCGGTTCACATAGGCCGTGATTTGCATCAACTCCTCGGCCTCGATCTCACGCAGCATTCCGCGCTCCCCAGTGGCGACCTTCAGAATCAGCTTGCTGTCCACGTTCCGGTCGTCCGTACTCTCGGTATAGGATACCTGTGTGACGATACGCTTCGTGGGGTCCTCGCTGGCATAGCCGAACCCCAGTCCGTCCTCGCGCACCCGGAGCGTGTCGCCCTTCTGATACCTGAGCAGCGCCTCGGCGTAGTAGCGAGGCGTGCCGTTGATACGGCTGTCGAGTGTCTCGGAGACATCCACGGCAAAGACATCGAGGATCGACTCGAAGGTGTAGATCAGCGCCGCGACCATCCATGCCACGCCGTTCATGACCGACATCTTCGAATCGTTCGAAAATTCTGCAAGTTCCAGACGTTTGTTGCGCTCGGCAACGGCTTCCTCGTATATCTGTCGTATGGTTCTGCTCATCGTTTTCTGTGGCTTAATCGTTCGCTCCGCCGGAATGCGGAGGAGGTGTAGGTCCGGGTTCTGGCTCTGGCTCTGGCTCTGGTTCCGGTTCCTCGGGTTCTGGTTCCGGTACCGCTTCGTAAACATACTCTTCGCCGCAGATTGTAAAGCGCCATGGGGCGCCCTCGTTCCACGCCTCCTCGTGCGTCAGCAGCCATACGGCCTCCATGCCGCACGAGAGGATGTAGTTCAGCTCTTCGTCACGCGCCGGTTCACGGTACTCGCCCGAAGGACGCACGGAGAGCGTCACGTGGCATGCGCGGCGGCCGTAATGTCTGCGCACGAGATCCGTGAGCCACCCATCGAGCACCTGTCGCTGCACCTCTGCGCTCGACAGGTCGAGGCGCATAAGGTTGCGACACTCGATCAGCGGCCGCAGATCGTCGCATACGGCATCCCGCAGGTCGAGGGCATAGAGACCTTCCATAAGCGGCAGGAAGCTCAGCGGCGCCCGCCACCAGCGCAGGGCGAGTTCCTCGACATGCAGAGGCCGCAGCAGCAGGAGTTCCTGTGCCTCGAGATCCGAGAGGTCGGCCTCGCGAAGTTCGATGTCTCCATAAAGACGTACGATGCGCGTCGTGGCCACGCTGTTATCGAAGGTGTGGCGCAGGATCGCAGGCTGTACCTCCAGCCCCACAGTCTGCAGGGGCGCATTGTCGCCCCAGTCGATCTCCGCCATTCCGCGGCCCGAGAGGGAGAAAAACACACCGGATGTTGCGGCAGGGAGGCACAGCTCCAAACGCCGTGGCTGCGATGTCTGCCGAAAATAAACGCGTCGCTCTCCGCTGGCGGGCGTGATGCCCTCGCGCCGCAGGTAGGCCGCCGTCTCGGCATCTATGAGGTAGTCGTCCGAGTAGTCCAGCCGGTCGCCCGCGTGCAGCTCCGAAGCCATCGACAGCCGGGGGTTCGAGACCAGCAGGTCCGTGATGCCCTCGATCGAGCCGTAGATGTCGAGCGATACGTCATAGAGGTTCTGCCCTGTGATTACCGTATACCGTCCCATCGAGTGTATCTGTTATTCCTTCTCCGTGACGTCGAGCAGTAGCTCGCCCGTTTCGGAATCCATGTATGCGTTGTTGATGATCATTCTGTCGTTCTCGAACTCCCGCTGCAGCCGTGCCGCGAGGCCCGTCGTCTCGAAGTTGCCGTGCAGGAAGTCGATGAGTCCCACGCCCGTAGTCGGGTGTTGGTAGAGGCTTCCCGGAGAGGCTTTCAGCAGGAAGACCTCGTTCTGGCGCAGGGCCGCACCGATGCGCACGTCCGTATCCGTACCACTATAGAGCTCCAGTGTGCCGCCTCGCCGCACGAGGCGGAAGAGGCTGTCCGCATTCACCTCGGCATATTCCGAGAGGCGTATGACAACGCCACCGGTACGCTGCACATCGAACCACGGCGTATTGTTCGCAGGATTTACCATATAGTGCTCCCCGCCTCCCGGCGTCGCAATGTGGAAGCGAACGCGCAGAGGCAGGTAAACGGCCGTATAGGGAATCCGCACATGGACACTGCTGCCCTCGTCGTAGCGCCTCTCCGCCTCCTGTGCGAGGGAAATCTCTCCGTAGGCATAGTGTTCGTTATCCATACCCGCGACCTCTTCCAGCAAAACGAAGTCGTAGATGACTCTGCCCGCTGGATTGTCCGCGGTAACCAGCTCTCCATAGGTGGAGTCGACCAGTATGTCCTCCCGTGCCATGCTTCATATCGTGATGTCGTTCGGTTGAAGAATAGTGACCGAGCAGGACAAGTGTTTGGAGTGGAGCGGGACCCGAGCGGACAGAAGTCGCATTTTGTTTTGTCCCCGAGATGCGCTATATTTGTCATTCATGGGAATAAATATATCCATTGGAGGACACGCCGTTGTAACTTTGATATTCGACGTATGAAAAAATTTAAGATCACACAGCAAGACTACCTTAAAGCCCACCGAAAGGCTGACCGCGAGGCGGAGATCGAGCGACACGGCAAATCTGCGCATCTGCGGCGGACAGTGCATCGCTCGAAAAAAACATACGATCGCAAACGCGAGAAGGCAGGAATCCGCAAGATCCTGCCTTTTTCGTTACTCCGCCCGACGATTGTTTACTCCGCCTGACAGTTATCGAAGATGCGCTCTACTGTGGCCCACATGTCATCCGGCAGGGTCTTCTCCGAAAGTTTCTCGCACGCTTCCCGCAGGTAGTCGAGTTCTTCGCGTGAGAAGTCCGCCACAAGGGGCGTCTCCTTGTCCGTGTCCCACTCTATGCGGTCCGTTTCCTCCACACGATGCAGGCCCACCGCCTCGCGTTCGGCATCCGTAAGGGCTATTTTCTGCAGAATGCCCTTCTTGAGGTTGAACTCCCTGTAATTACCCTTGTCGGGCAGTAGCGCCGGCAGGTAAAGCCGGTCTTTGATCGTCATTTCCATACGTTGTATCTTGTTATCTGGATTGTCGTGCGGGCGCCGGCACATCCGAGGTTGCGGCCGGTACGGCCGCGGTGCACTCCTCGACGATCTGCCGGATAAACTCTATGGATTTACCGACGTAGTACGGAATCTCTTCCGAAAAGGGAAGGTTGCAGGTGAAGTCGTTTCCGTCGAAATAGATGTTTCCGCGGTATTCTTCCGCGGCGGCATCGCTTGCCATAGAGTAAATGTTGAATTGTACGCGTTGCAGTGTGCCGTTGACGGTCGAATATTCGATAGCGAAAGTTGCCTTCTCGGTCTGCTGGCGGGCCGTGCGCGTGACAATGGTGCTGGTGATCTCCATATTGCTTTTTTGGCTGTTTACCGAAGGTTAGGGCGCACGGCTGGCAATGGTTTGAGCCGCGCTCATCTTTTATGTGAAATCGGCCGTAGAGATGATGACGAAGTTGAACGATCCGTCGTTGGCCGAGGCGTCATCCTGTGTCTGTACAATAAAAGAGGTCGAGTATTGGTTCTTCACGGTGGCATAGATCGGCGTGCTCTGCACGGGGCTTGTCTTGCCCGAGAGCATGACCATGTATTTGTTCACGGACAAAGTCCACGGTAATCCCACAGTAAAGAGTCCCGCTCCCGTACGGCGTACCGTAACCTTGCTGCCGTCATAGGTCTTCTGTCGGAGCGTGAGGCTGCTCGTGGAATTGAGCGTTACGGACCCCATGGCCAGGTATTGCATGTATTCGCCGTATTGGGACGTGGTGCCAAGATCGCGGCGGTTCAGCACGATCCATCCGTAGAAGGTCGAAGAGGTGCCGAAGCCTATCAGCTCTACGACTTGGCGCGACATGTTGAGTTTCGAGGCCAGACGTCCGTTCTCGTAAAAATATTTTCCCGCAGGTGCCGTGAAGGTACTCGTGCCGTAGACATACTCGCTGCCGTAGCGATAGTGTGTCAAGCAAAGACGGCGGCCCGACTGGCTCACATCCCATGGCAGTTCCGGCTGCCCGATATTCCAACCTCCCGAGTCCTGTCCCGCCATGATGCAGATGTTATCGTACTTGTCCGCATCGGGTTTGTTCGTCGAAGAGCTGCTGCCGCCCACATCGACCCAGATCGAATCGTCGACCTTCACGAAGGGGCTGCGCAAGGTGCCCTTGATAATGGCATCCTGTATCGTCGCGCCTTTCATCGTAAGCACGCCGGCCGCCGTCCACGAGATGTTGTTCTTGGCAAGGTATCCCGAACCATTGGCCGACAGACGCCAGTAAGAACCGTTATAAATATTACCCGTAGAGCTTAGATATACAGCTCCTGCATAGAGCGACGAGGAGGTAAGGGTCCAGCCACCGATCTTGCCGCCTACGGCTGTAATGCCTGTGCGGTCAAGCGTAACCTTGACCGTATTGCTGGCGTTACGAACCGAGATACTGCCGTTATAGGTACTGCCGCCCACGACGAGTGCGGAATCGACCTGAATCTGGTTGGCGCGGATGGTGCCTGTGTATATACCCGTGGAACCAATGTAGGTCAGCGGGTGTTCCTTGAGCGTAGTGTCGGATCCCTGTGCCAGCGCAATGAAGCGGTGGCGGCGAATCTCCTCCTCGACGGCAGCCGTAAGCGTGCGCGGTGCCGCAGCGTAAGCCATCGAGGTGCCGCTCTGGAAGATCAGGTCCGAGTTGTAGGCGATCTGCGGTGCCGGAGGAATCGGCGAAGGACTCATGGAAGAGCTCTCGATGGGCTGGTCCGAGTAGAGGTGGTATACGGCGCCCGTAGTGCCTCCGCCGCGCAGGAACACGGCAAACATGCAGTAATTGCCGCAATGTCCCGCACCGCCGAACATACGACAGTAACTCTCTTGAAGATCATAAATATCCCATCCGTATTCTACACCGCCCCAACCGCCGAAGTTCGTTTTGATCAGAAGGTTCAGCCCCCCTTTGTGCGTCGGGCTGTACCATGTGTCCGGTGCCAGTTCGTGGTAAGCACGCCGGATCATGATGTCGCGCTGCACGGTCTGGTCTCCGCCCTTGAAAATAACGGGATAATATTTCGTTTCTTCGCCGTTGATGATGACCTGTTTATAATAGCGGTAGCCATAGTTGGCGCTCTTGGCCGTTTCGATGTCGTTCTTCCACTGAAGCGACACAGACGAAGAGAAGGTTACAGCACCGGAGGCGTTCCATGAAATATTGCCCGAGGCAATCGACCCTGAACCATCATTGTTCAGTTTCCATTTCGAGCCGTTCGTAATGGACCCGTCAGCACCCAGCGAAACGTTGTTTTTCCAGATGCGTGAAGTCTCGATGTTCCACCCGGCAACCGTATTGGCAGCGCCGAACTGAGCGATACACGTTCCCGCCGCGTTCGTGGCAAAGAAGCCGAAGTCCTTGTCCGAATTGTAGTATATCTGCACGCGTTTGCCCGTCCCCACGCCGGAATTCGCCCCATAGACGACCAACCGTTTAGTGTTGCTGTCAAGTAAAATATTTCCTCCCGAGAGCGACGTGGCGCCTATTGTCCAGCCGCCGATCTTACCCCGCGAGAAGGTAAGCTCCAGACCGTTGATATAGGAGGCGTTGATGATGTCTGTCTTGATACTTCCCGCGTCGAGCTTATCCGCTTTGATGCTTCCGGCAGCCAGACGGTCCGCCGAAAGCGTTCCGGTCTTGATGCTCGCCGCGGAGATTGCCACGGCATTGACCTGCTGCGTTGTTAGCGTACCTGTATAGATACCGTTGGCGTCGAGCGTCGTGATGTAGCCCTCAGAGGCCGTGACATCGAAGACCGTAGCGTAGGCGATGTACCACACCACGGGTGCTGCAGAGGTGGGGGTACTGCCGCCTGTGAGGGCGAAATGGTTGACCGTGCTGAAAGAACCATCTTTGCCGCAGACGACCTTGCAGATGTACTCTTCCCACTTGTCCGTGCCGGCTTGGGAGGTCAGCCACCGGCTCGTACCTCCGTTGCCGTAGGCGTTGTGGTAGTTCTGCAAGGTGCGGCCTATGGGAATCTGCGCGATGATACGTACGATGAAAACCGCATTGGCGCGCGAGGCATTGCCGAAGAGGAAACCTCCGATGCGCAGATCGGAGGCAGAGTTCCACGCCGTAGCGGTGTACTTGAGAGCGTAGCCCGTAGAATTCGGGCAGCCCGCGACACGCTCGATGGTGCGATGCACAGTTTGCGGCAGGTAATTGCCCGTACCGTTGTAGTGGACACTGCCGTCAAGAAAAAACTCCGGCACGCGGTAGAGCATCTTGCCGAATGCCATGGCACGTGCCAGTTCCTTGGCTGCCTCAGCTTTCGACGTGGCATCAGCCGCTGCGACGCTCACGGCTTCGCTCTTCTTCGTATCGGCATATGTCTTGGCCGAAGCCAGCGCTGTATTGGCGGCACTGGTCCACTGGAGCGACACGGAAGTCCCGAATGTAACGTTGCCGTATGTGTCCCACGAGATATTGCCCGAAGCCAGCGCGCCGGAGCCGTCGTTGCCGAGCCTCCATTTCGAGCCGCTCGTGATCGAGCCGTCGGCACTCAGCGAAACATTATTCTTCCAGATACGCGAAGCTTCGATATTCCACCCAGCGATTTGATTCATGGAACCCAGCGCGGCGACACGCGTCCCGGAAGCATCCGACGCCCACAGGCCGAAGTCTCTGTCCGAGTTATAGTAGATCTGCACGCGGTGTCCTGCCGTGGAGCTCCCGCCCGCACCGTAGACCGCCACACGCCGGTTGCCGCTATCGAGCAGAATATGGCTGCTTGCGAGTGTCGAGGCCCCGACCGTCCAGCCGCCGATCCTGCCGCGCGTAAAGTTCAGTTCCAAACCGCTAATATAGGCGACATTGATGATGTCGGCACGGATACTGGCCGCATCGAGCTTCTCGGCCTTGATGCTGCCCGCGGCGAGGCGGTCCGCAGAGAGCGTGCCCGTGCGGATGCTGCCTGCGTCGAGCGCGGCGGCATTGACTTGTGCGGCCGTGAGCGTCCCTGTGTAGATACCTTCCGAAGTGATGTGCGTCAACCGGGGCGAAACCTCCTTTTCGAGAGTTTCGGTAATGGCCTCCAAAGGTGCTGTCCACTGCAAGCTCACCGCCTCGGAGAAGGTTACCTTTCCCGAATCGTCCCAAAGGATGTTGCCTCCGGCCAATGCTCCGGCGCCCGAAGACTCCAGACGCCACCGGTAGCCGCGCAGACCGTTCGAGGAGAGTGTCATGGCGCCCGGACCTGCCGTATAGCCGCCGGGGGTATTGTTCTTCGCCCCGCGGAAAATCGCTTCGCTGTCGATCGTCCAGCCGCCGATCGTTCCGCGCTCCACGTCGAGCGTCAGGGCCTCGATATTTTCGGCCGTCAGAAGCCGGGCTTTCAGTTCGTCGACATTCAGACGCTCCGCATCGATGACTCCGGCTGTGATCTGCCCGGCGTCGAGCACGATAGTCCGCACCGTATCGGCCGAGAGCGTGCCCGTGAAAAGACCGTCCTTGTCGATGTAGGTCGCACCGATCCACTGCATCGAAACCGTTTTGCCGAACGAGATTTTCCCCGTCGAGGCATCGTAACGGATCGACTCTTCGCCACGGCCGAACGTTACGCTGCCCGTCGTATCTATGGCAAATGTTTGCTGTCCGCTGTGGAAACCGTACAGCCCGTCGATCGTCTCACTCTGGAACTGTCCGGCCTCATTGCGTGAAAGCAGCTCGTAGCGTCCCAGCGCAACGCCTGTGATTGTACCGTCGCTGTTGCGAACTCCGGCAAAGATTTTAGGGGTGATGATGCTGCTCCCGTCGATGACGGTCTTCCCGCTGTCCCAATCCGCAACCCAGTCCGGCAATACTCCGTCCTTGCCGGGTTTTCCGGGGTCCCCTTTCTCGCCCTTGAGGTTCTCGCGGGCCTCCTCGCTCAAGTCTTCCCAGCGTATCGTGAAGTCCTGAAGGGCAATCGTATCTGCCGTCCAGCGGAAACGTCCCGAGGCGAAGTGTCCCGTGCCGTCGGAGTTGATGACAAAAGAGTCGTCGCCCGCCCGGACCGAGCCGTCGTCGTCGAGCCGCAACAGCGGGTGCTGGATCGTACCGCCGATACCGCCGCGGGCGAACCATGCCCCGTACTCGTCTGTATCGCGCAGCACCCCGTCCGTAGGTTGGTACGGCGTGGGGCGGGAACCCGGCTCCAGCTGGGGCGCTGCGAAATAGAAACCCTTGCCCTTGGTGAAGGAGAAGGTCGGCTTCGACCCCTGCACGCGTTCTACGCAAAACGAATAATGGAAGCGCTGCCACTGTCGGGTCAGGTCGATACTGACTTGCGGCTGATGGGCATGGCCTACGGTCAGGGTATGAGGAGAACTTGTCCGTGCCCAGAAGGAGAAGCAGTACCTCTGCCCTTGATGGTCGCGGGCCCACACTTCGTCCAATACTTCCAAAAGCGATGTCCCCGAAGAGATATGACAATAACCCCCGATGCCTGTGGGCGAACCGTCGGGGAAGGCTTCGTACTTGGTATGGAAAGCCGGATGCAAGCTGTTCGGGAAGCTGTTCCGATGGATACGACCCACGTAAAAGGTACTTCCGAAGCCCTGCTCGTCGGCAGCCGTCAGCGTACCGGCGATGTGGACGTTCCCCGAAGCATAGAGATTCTTGAAATAAGCCCCGTAGTCTTCCAGCGTACCGAAAACGGAATCGACGATGCCCCTGATATTGCCTATACGCCCCTTGACGGCCTGAGCGAAGGCGCCGAGATCCGAAAGACGTACGACGTTGAGTTCGGCTATCTCCAGCCACGACTCCTGAGCGAGTCGACCCGTAAGATCTATTTCGAATGCCCGCTGATACAGCTTGGAATAGTCCACAGTGAAGACTGCCAAACGGTATTCCCACTGCGTATCCGCGTCGAGTGTATCGGAATAATCCGATTGCGAGCCATCCGTATATCCGAATGTTACCGGAATATTCTCCAGCGTTTCGGAAGCCCGGATTCTGAACGAGACGAGAATCCGTTCAGGTGCCTTCACCGTTTCCTCCGGAACCATTTTCAATCCGTATTTTCCCGTACCCTCGTACGACGTGCGTGTCAGACGGTAGATCCTCGAAACATTGCCTTCGCTCTGCGTATAGGTCTCTGTCAGATACGACTCTCCCTGCATGGCATAACGACTGCGATCCGCAGCATACTGATCGCCTCCGCCCATCGTGGGGTACAGCAGCGAGAAGTCGCTTCCCAGAGAGTCGATCACATCCATGTAAGGAGCATCGCTGTCCGATGCCGTGAGGTAGAGAGCTCCGCTGCGCTGCGTATCGAAAAGGTTCGTGATACGCACGAAGTCGAGCAACTCCTCCCCACGGGGTTCATCTCCTTCGATAAGGGCCCCGGTAAAATACGGAACCTCGGCATTCCCGATAGTCTCGGTGCCGGTATCGAGTACAACCATCAGCGAATAGACCTGCCGCGGAGCATCATAATACGAACGCCGCACCACATCCCCGACTGCAAGGCTCTGCACCTTCTTCGAGTGCGGGTCCCGGCGGATCTTGTATATCGGATAATCGACCTTTGCCATCAGTGTATTCTCTCGACCTCGTCGCCGCGGAAGCTGTGGCTGATCCACAGCGCTCCGCCAACGACATCGGTCTTCTGTATTTCCAGTTCGTAAATGCGCATCCGCTTGCGGACGGTCAGCTCGTCGAACGTTGCCGCGGCATTGCCCGTTGCGGCGCTGCGCTGCACGCCCCAGCCTGTGCCCGCGAGCCCCGGCGTGAAGCGTGCACTCGTCACGTCGCCCGCGAGGTAGGTGTTGCCGTAGTGCGTGATGCCGTCCGCCCCGGCCGAGATGAAGAGCCCTTCGGATAAGTATAGGACACCGCTGGCAAGGCGGGTTGCGGAACCGGCGATTCCGAAGGATTTACCACTGCGGATCGGACTTTCGAAAAGTACCGCGGCGGCATCCGTTTCTATGGAGAGGACGCCTGCCGGACTCTTTTCGCCGAGCGTGTCTTCGGCGGAATAGCGGTAACGGAGTCGCGTGCCCAGTGCCGTGCGTTCCGTCGCTCCGTCCTCGGGAAGCGTCCGCGTAAAGACGCCGTGCAGCGCCATGCCCCCGTCCTCCGCACAGAGATACGCTCCTGTGTTCGAGCCCAGCCGCAGTCGTCTATGGATTGTGATGCCCTCATCCGAGGAATTGGTTCGGTAGCTTGAAAGCAGCACCTCGCCGAAACTGTGGCGTACTATAAGTGAATCGGGGAAATAGGCTGCTCCGTGCGGTGAGAGAAGCATGTAACTGTCATCCGTATCCATCAGTCCCGAGAGCAGCCGGATACGCGAGGTGTGGGCGCCGCCTAGCAAGAGGCTGCCCCTTGCGCCCGAGAGCTGCACTTCCGTCTCCGACACATGTTTCAGCACCGTGTAGCCGCCCATACGGATTCCGCATCCCTCGGCCAAGGCGAGGTCTGCAAAAGCCGTGAGGCACTCTGTGCCCAGCAGAAGTTGCGTTTTGCCTGCCGTACCCAGCTCCGCGCCGTGCAGGGCCTGAAGCGTACCCGACAATTCGACGGCTCCTGCAACGGACAACGTGCCTGCGACCTTCGCGTCGCGCATCGTCCAGTCCGCATCCGCGCAGTTGGCATTGCCGCCGTGGAAGACCGCGTTGCCTGCAACCGTAATATTATCCGGGGCGATCCGTACGCCGCTGTCGTCCGCACCCACAAGGATTGAAGCCTGCGATGTGAGAACCGTTGCGCCCAGATCAAGCTTCGCGGCCGAGAGAGTAATACGGTCGCTCTGGATATCGTAACCGATAACCCTATGTCCGGAAAGCAGGACGCCGCCCTGCACGTCGATATCTTCTGCGAAGCGGATACCGGCACCGTCATCACGGGTGTAGGCCGCAAGAAGTGTCCGGTTACCCGCACCCGCCTCGAAGCCGTAGTGGGCCCTTAAAAGGCCCGACATATCCCCGCCGCTCCGACGCAGGTACTCGATGAGGATGCCGCCTTCACTGCTGCCATCGCCGCCTACGGCCCCCGCAATGGCTGCAGCAAAGCCGTAGGCCGTATTGTGCAGCCGGATCGATGTCTCGTCGCCTTCCTCCACGCCCCACGGATGCTCGTCGTCCCGCCGGTCCTGCGCGTTGAAGAACCGGTTGTAAAGTTCCGTATAGATGCTGTGGCAGAGGCTCCCCGGCGTAAGGGAGCCGATGGCGGGGTCTTTCTCGACGCTCATTTCGTGAAGGAGGTTTGCGAGAGGAAGTTCCGGATCTTGGAGATAAGGGGCGCGAAATTCGGAGCGTTGACCGCAGGCATCGTACCCATGAGTGTCGGAGTCATCACCTTCGTACACTCCGTGAGAAACTCCATCATCAGTTGCGCGAGCTGTTGTCCCAGCACCATGGGTTCCGTGGCGTCTTCGGCGCCGAGGGTGATCTTCTGCCCTGTGACGGTTACGGCCTGCCCGCCGACCTTCGTCTCGGCTTTGTCTGTCGAAAGGTTGAGCTCGCCACGGTCGACCTTCAGGGCGATATTTTCAGCATCCTGCGTAACGGATGTTTCCTTGCCGCCGTCGTTTCTGACCGTTGACGTAATCCCCTCGGCCGTATAGTGCGTCGCGGCCTCGTTACCTGTAGCTTCCAGCTCGTCGTAGTCGGGCGACGAGTCGCTCGAGGTATCCAATTCCTCAGTCTCTCGAACGCCGATCGTGACCTCGCGGTGCGCGTTGTATTGCAGCACGTCGGCATGCGAGAAGTTCACGACATACATCGCGCGCGTGGCGGCATCCGAAACGATCGTAACGTCCGAGAGCAGTGTCGGAACGAGCAGCACGCCGCCGCTGTTATCCTGCGTACCTGCAAGCAGCACGCCCTTATGGATGATCGGCTCCGTGGAGGCCGTCTCGTCGGGATATTCGCCCACGTCGATCGTGCCGCCGTACTCGGCGAACTCCGCATCCGAAGGGTCGTCATGGACCTTGGCCACATAACCGTGGATAAGACGTGCCGTGCCAACGCCGCCCGTGCCGCCGGGCGACATGTCCACGCGGTCGATGCTCCGCCCCAGCGCGATACGCCGGATCGCCTCGCGGATCACTGTCTGGCTGCCGCCGCTCTCGAGGAGTTTGCTTTTCTGTCCCATATCCTAAGTCGCTTTTCATAAGGAATAGGAAAAATCGGGGCATTACGGTGATAATGCAGTGTCTTTCGCCAGATTATCCGCATAAAATCATTACTTTTGCGAAAACAATGGCACAATGATCGGCGACCTCGCAAAAGATTACAAACAGTGGCTATCGGAGATAAAGCAGCATATCCGCCAAAGCCAGATAAAAGCTGCTGTAAGAGTAAATACGGAGTTGTTGCGCTTGTATTGGCATCTTGGTAAAGAGATCGCGGAACGCCGGGCGGAAGCGAAATGGGGAAATGGATTTTTCAACACCCTGAGCCGCGATCTGAAAGCCGATTTTCCCGATATGCAGGGGTTCTCACCTACGAACCTGAAATACTGCAAACGCTTTTATTTATTTTATAGCCAATCCGATACAATTCGTCACCAAGTTGGTGACAAATTAATATCCCCGATATTTTCAATCCCGTGGCGCCATCATATCGAAATACTGACCAAGTGTCGCACCATCGACGAGGCTCTGTTTTATGTCGGCAAGACTCTTGAAAACGGGTGGAGCCGTGCCGTGCTGCTAAATTTCCTCGATGCCCGATTGTTCGAAACGCAGGGCAAGGCCCTGACGAACTTCCGCAAAAACCTTCCCGAGCCGATGAGTGACCTGGCACAACAGACGCTGAAAGATCCATACAATTTCGATTTTCTGACCATGCGTGAGAACTACAATGAGCGAGAATTGGAAGATGCCCTAACCACGAACATCACCCGTTTCCTGCTCGAATTGGGCTCTGGATTCGCATTCGTCGGACGGCAGGTCAGACTGGAGGTAAACGGAAACGAATACTTCATAGATCTGCTATTCTACCATCTGAAATTGAGGTGTTATACGGTCGTGGAGCTGAAAGTAACCGAGTTCAAACCGGAGTATCTCGGACAGTTAGGTTTCTATGTTACTGCTGTCAACAGGCAGCTTAGACGCACTGAAGACAATCCGACGATCGGACTGATTATATGCAAAACAAAAGACAGAGTCGTCGCAGAATACGCATTGGAAGGAACGAATCAACCCCTCGGCATATCGCAGTACGATCTGATGAAGGTAACCTCTGAAGAATTGAAAAATACGCTCCCTTCCATCGAGGAAATCGAAAACGAACTCAATGAAAAATAACGACGCATTCGGAAAACGTCAGTTCTTTTTCTTTCCGTCCCCGTAAGTCATTTTCTCTCCTTTGATTTTGTAGGGAATCGAGATGCGTTGACGGTAGCCTCCCGTGCCGAATGTCGTTGTGACCTCTTCGACAAGGTAGACGCCGTTCTTCGAGGGGTTGCGCTCGTCGCTAAGTTCCACTTGGCAGGCAGGTGTGAGGGCATGGTCGCCGAAGATCGTCAGGTGGCCCGTGATGCCGTTCAGATTGTAGGCCCGGAAGTATTCAATGGCCTCCTCGACGAGTTTGTCGGAAGTGATCCGCATATTGGTCGAGGTGTACGGCACCACCGTATAGGTCGAAAGATCGACCTTCGTGCGGGTGTCGGCCCCCGCGGCCGTGGTGTTGCCCGTTATCTTGTGCGTCTTCTTCGAGATCTGCGTTGCATTGACCGTCTGGAACTCCTTGCTGTCGGGATTCGAAGGGTCATAGTCTGGGTTCAGGCGTACCGTGACTTCGAAGAACTTCTCGTCTGCCCCCAACGCCTTAGCTTGCACGGCCAGAAAGCGCGGGTCCGTACGCAGCACCTTCAGATTGTTCTGCGCCACATGTCTGTCGAAGCGTATGACGAAGGGCCCTTCGCCGTCCGAGGGGAACTGAGGCTGGCTCGGGGACGCAGAGTACGGGCGCCCCACGGCGATCGCGGGCATCGCATCGTCCGAGGAGCTGTCGTACTTGAGGAAACAGTAGACCTTGTGGCGGCTCCATGCCTCCAGTACATCGGCCACGGTGAAGTTGTCCGTAACCTTGATCTTGCCGACCTCGATGTCGAAACGGCGTGTCTGGCTGTGGAGCGCGAAGCCCGTATCTTTCAGCAGTCCGTACCGCTCGCCCAGCACGTCGGCCACCTTCGTACCCTCGACGGGTGTCTCGAACTTCGGCGCCGTCTTCAACTTGAGCTTGTAGGCCATGTTCTCGCACTCGATTTCGAAATGACTGTCCGAATTATAAGCCGTGATATATCCGTCGAACATGTTTTTCAAGGCCCCGTTGTAGCCCAGTTTGATATTGATGCGCTGGCCGACCTTGAAGGTCTTGTCATCGAGGGCCGCCTGTCCCGTTCGCTTTTCAATGAGTACGCCGTCCTGCATGACCTCCGTCGTGAGGCGCGTGGCATCCACGCCTTCGGCCGTCACGGGACCTATGATCGTACTTTTATAGACCGTACCTTTGGGAAAGGTTACCTTTGCCGTACCGATGAGTTTCTTGTACGACTCCGTGATGCGTATCTCCTGTACCTCGGTGAACTCCATGCCGTTTTTGATGACGATGGGATTCTGCGGGTCGGCGTCGCCTATGGTGATACGGCACGAGAGGATGTCCAGCGCATTCAGATCCATAGACGGCTGATTTTAAGCAGCGAGGAAGGATCCACCACGTCGGCGCCCATCTTCGTCCATTTTATCCACTTATTCGTATGTTTGAGGGTCTCGTCCACTTTCTCCGCCTCGGCCGTCCGGACCTCGATGGCCTCCGACGGCTCTACGGCCACGCACTGCAGCTTGTAGGGTTGCACGTTACGGCACTCCGAAACGCCGAACGAGTAGTTCAGGACGATAAGCTGCGTGATGCGGAACTGACGCAGGATCGTATTGCTGCATTCGATGACGCCCTTGTGCTGCATGAGCTTGAGAAACTTCGAGACTTCGGCTTCCGGATAGACATCGGGATACTTCGACGTGATCTTACCCTCTATGGATATTTCGTAGTCTCCACCCGAGACGAATTCCTTTCGCGTATAGTCGCGCCCCTGTACTGTCGTGAGCACGATGTTGTTGCGGCTCGACACCTGTACCCGCGGGCCGAGGTCCACGAACTCCACACGGCTGCCGGCCGGGCCGCCGGGCGTCTGCGTGACGGCTGCACCCAACTCCAGATAGTCCGTAACGATATTGCCCACGATCGTATCCGTGTGGTTTTTCTGCCGTGCTACGGCCTGCTGATCCTCGATAAGACGGTAATACTGCCCGGTCTTGTTCGCAAGGCTCGTCTGCGACTGTGTCTCGAGGTACTTGTCGCGGGTGCGCTGTTCCCAGTATTTCAGATAGCGCGGGTAGGAGCGCAAAAGTCCGTATGCTGTCTGATGTGCCGTCTGCACCAGCCCCCGTCCCAGTAGGTCGACATCCTTGCCCAGATAATGCACCGTGCCGTCCTTGAAGTGTGCCAGCCCCATGCCCAACGCCCGCCGCGCCGCATCCGAGACGTAGCCTGAGAGTGTTCCGTGGCTCAGAATGCCGCCCGACAGCAGGGAGGATATGCCGATATTGATCAGTCTGCCCATAAATTCGTTTTCGTTATGCTCCGTTCCATGATGCGTCGAAGTCATGCACCACGTCGATGAGCGCCTGTGCCATCTGTTCCTTCAGGTCGCGGACTTCCGGGAAGCTGCCGTTCTCGCTTTTCAGCAATTCGATGGTCTCGATACTCAAAAGGTTAGTGATGTTGACGATAACCTGTTTGGGCGCAGCCGAGGAGAGCTTGCCCGTACCCGAATAGTTGCCGCCGGCACCTGCGTCGTCCAACCCTGTTACGGAGATGCCCGAAGCGTCCCACGGCTTTTCGTCCAGCGATGCCGGTTCGTTGGCGTACATGTACTCCGGGATACCTGCCCGCTTAAAGATGTTCTCGGCGATCTGGCCGCTCTGGAACGTGTCGCGCAATGCCGCCATGACCGTGACGAGCCAGTCGTGAACGATGCGGAAGTTCTTCAGGTGCTCGACTTTCTGTTCGTCCGTGGCATTGGCCGCCAGCGGTATCTGCTCCCACAGCCCCGTTTTGCCGTTGAAGCGGAATCCGCGCTCGATCATCTCGGAGAAACGGAAACCCGTGGCGGCGATCCCCGCCTGCGCCGCGGGCTGGCTCTCCATGAGCGCCTTGTATTCGCGGGCTACCAGCACGGCTTCCGGCACGAACTTCTCGTTCATGCGGTTCTGATACTCCCATGTCGCGGCGGCCTGCTGCACGGTCATCTCCTTGAGTCCCTTGCGCAGTGTCCGCGACGTGTCGTCGTAGTGGCTGTAAAGTGTCTTGTCGACCTTTTTGAAATCGTAGCCATAGACCGAGGGTATCGCGTCGATATACGCTTGAATTTCGGTCTGCGAAGTCAGCTTTCCCAGTTCGGCATAGACGCTCTTGATGCGAGTGGCGGCATCTTTGTCCGCCTGAAATATGATAGCCCGCGTAAGGTCGTCGCGGTAGGCATCCGAAAAGGTATAGACGGGACCCGGAGTGTGGTAGTAACCCCCGTGGATGCTGTTCCCATAGTTCATGCTGTTGAACAGCGCTGTAAACCAGTTTCCCGTCCATGCCCCGATCTTCAGACCCGTGGATTCCTCGAGGCTTTTGCCTTCGGTGAGCTTGTCCACGGCACCTTTGGCGTTCACGGCCGCTTCATACGTCCTGCGCAATGATTCGTACAAGGCGTCCACCGAGGGATAGTTGTACTTGCGCTCTTCCTGTAACTCGGCAAAAGCTGCATCTGTGGCCTCCTTGACTTTCCATGCCTTGTAGGCTACCCATCCTAAAGCTCCGACCAGCGCGCTCACGGCTCCGGCTGCAACGACAGCCCCCGTACCCAACGCCCCGAGGGCCGCTCCTGCGCCTAAGATACCACGGCCCGTGACCACTTGCGAGGCAAAGACCCCCGAGGCGGCGCGCCGCAGTCCGAGGCCCGTGAGCGAGCGTTGTACGCCCGCACCTGCCAGTGCCGACATCAAGGCTCCGCGGCCACCCGCAACACCCGCCTGCCGCAGTGCACCTACAAGGTTGCGCTTGTCCGCGAAAGTCATGCGCCCCAGCCGTCCGCTCCCGCCGAGGCCCGTAAGCGACGAGAGAAGTTCCATACCCGCTGCCGCGGCTTTCTGACGTCCCAGAAGCCCGAAAGCCACGGCGAGGTTCGTGACGGCGCCCGCCAGACGGAAAAGACGCGTCGAGGCGAAGCCCGTGAAGAGTACAGGCTCGAGCCACCGGAAATTGTCGGCCACCCATGCCGCGATCTTGCCGAAGAGCGCGAACAGGTCCAGCAACGCCGAAGCGATTGATGCCAATCCTCGGGCGAACTTCTCCGTATTGATTGCAGCCGTGAGCCGTCGCAGCGTGCGCTGTATCTGCGGTTCCATGATCTCGTATCCGCGCATGAACATCTCCGAGAAAGTCGAGGTGAGCTGGAACCACAGCCCTTTGGTCGTCTCCTGCTTCACGTAGGCCAGTTGCGCTGCGATACCGTGCGAGGTGCGGTTATACGTCGTGAGTTCCCGCAGTTGACCGTAGTTCTGCAGCAGCATCATGCCGGCATTGCCACCGATGCGGCCGAAAATCTTGTGCATGTCGCCCAGCGAAGCTCCCTTTGCATTCAGCTCCTCGAAGATATCGGCCAGCGGGCGGATCTTCTCCAGTGTCCGGCCGTAGACATCCACCTTGTGCGTGAACTCTACACCCAGTCGATCGAGGATATCGCGCGCTTCCTTGGGCTGGTAGGCAAGACGCGTGGCCATGGCACGCAGCGCCGTGCCCGCCATGGTAGCCTTGACACCCATGTTGCCCAAAAGACCTATGGCCGCCGAGGACTCCGTGAAATCGATGCCCGCCATGCGCAGGTAACCCGCAGCCATCTTGAAAGCCTCGGCCGTTTCCACGACATTGACATTCGAACGCGAAATCGTCGAAGAGATGATATCCGCGACCACGGGCATGCTTTCCGGAGAGATGTCGTAGCCCGCCATGATGTTGGTCACGAGGTCTGCGACTTCGTCCAGCGGATTGTCGCCGATCAGGGCAAGATTCGTGATGGGGCGTATCGACGCATTGATCGACTGCAGGTTCTGACCCGCCATGGCGAGGTACCTCACGGCTCCGCCCACTTCCGTGGCCGTGAATTTCGTCTCGATGCCCACCTGCCGGACGTTGCGGGCCATGGACTCGAAGCGCTGCTCGAAGGTCGAAAGGTCGCTGTCCGCAACATGCAGGATACTCCGTGCCGACTCCATCGTATTGGCGTACTCCACGGCGTCGAGGAGCTCTTTTCGCATCGTGCTGTAAAGCATGTAGCCATTAAGCATGTAGGCGAAAGGCAGCACACCCTGCAGCGACGGGGTCCGCGAGTATTGCAGACGGTTGATGGCAGCCCTCTGGCGGCTGTTCGAGATGTTGCCTGCGAAAGTCTGCTGGCGCAGCAGTCCCCGCACAGTCTCCACGTTCTGTTGCCGCAGGCTCTTCTCCGCAGCCTTGCGGGTACGCTCCGCTTCGGCTGCGGCCCGCTTTTGCGCCGCGGCGGACTCCTTGCCGTCCGGAACGGGAATGGCACGGGGAAGCACGGCTCGCAACTGCTCCTGCACCCTCGGAGGCAACAGGAATGCTTGCGTCGTGGTCTGAGGCTGGGACGCTTTTTCCTTTGCCGCACGTTGTACGATAGTCCTACCCAGCGGCATGGCTGCAGCGGCTGCCGTGCGCACCTGTCCTAGCAGCGCGAGGATCTCCTCGAGGCGCCCCTTGGCAACGTCGGTCTGTATGTTCAGCTCGCGGCTGCGCTCCAGATGCGACAGCGCCGAGTTGATCTTGCCCAGCGAACGCGTGAGCGACGTCTGTGTGGTGTATGTCGTGCTCGATAGGTTGCGGAATACCTCCTGCGAATGACGGATGATCTCCGCAGCGTTTTTCTGTACGGCCTTGCTGTTGAATGCCTTGCCGGGGTTCACCACAAGGTTTATGCCCTTGCTTTTATTCTCGATGGTGGTCAAAGCCGTGACGATGCGCCCCAGTTTGGCTTCACCATACTTCGTGTCTATGTTGAACTTGTAATTATACTTGCGACCTTTGCCGGAAGGGTCCGTGCACAACGCCTTGTCGATGGCCTTGAGAGCATTCTGGACATTCTCCACGGCACCCGACATGTCTCCCTTGAACTTCGAGAGAGCCTCCACGGCAGCGGTGAAATTTCCAAGCTGCCGCGTGGCTTCGGTCGACTCGACTTCGATGTTGTATTTGACGTTATAAGTCTGGTCGGACATGGCGGCGCGGTTAGATTTTTTCCGAAGAATAGAGTGCCGGACGAACGATTGATTACGAAGCTTGCAGACACGAAAAAAAGCCTGCGGGCAGGAATGTCCGCAGGCTACGAAACATGGATCAGACGGCGGGCGGCGCGAAGAGTGCCCGTGCGGAATTGTGGACCATAAACTGCTCGTGCAGCCAGAGAGCCTCCTCTGAGAGCGAGGCGAACTCCTCGTCGCTCATGGCGTCCAGATCGACCCCGGGGAAGTAGTGGCGTATGTATATCAAACGCTGACGGATTCGCTGTCCGTCCTGCACCGCCGCCCCGTCGATCAGTTTACCAGTATCGACTGGCGCGTCTGGATAAGTTCCGAAAGCTGGCCCATAAGGCCGAACAAGAACAGTGAGTCGTTGTCTACGAGTTCTTTGTCCCCGTCGATGAAACAGTCGCGGGCAAGCGTACGCATGGCCGTGACCTCGTCCTTCTTCGACGCGGCCATGAATTTCGAGAACTGCGGGAACGTAGGCTCGGCCATATAGGCTACGTAGAACTCCTTCTCCTCGCACTCCTTATCCCCGAAGACCACCATCGGGCAGATCTTGCGCAGCTTCTTCTCGGATTTCAGTGCCGCAGCCTTCTCACGGATCGCGGAAAGCTGTTCCAGTGTCAAACTTTTCTCTTCCATATCATGTCATGGTTTGGTGTATGGAAGAATAGACGTCGTACAAGGATATGTTTATTTCCGTACGCAGCGGTTCTATTCTTCCGTCTGCAATATGATGGAATCAGGCCGATGCATTGCCGATCTGAATGTCGAAGGGATGGAGTTGGAACTCATGCGTAATGTTCGTGTCGTCCTGCTGCGACTCCATGGCATCCTCGTCGAAAATGCAGCCCTTCAAAACGACTGATGTCGTCGTCCAGTCGTCCGATGCCAACGGATTGGCGAAGGAGACGATCAGGTCGAATTCCCCGATGTCGCACAGCGAACCGTAGATCGAACGCAGGGTCTGCTGCGTGGCATAGTCCATCGTTATCGATGCCTCGTAGACGATGTTTCCGAAGCCGCGGCTCACGGGTTTCCCGCCCAGACCGTAGTTGCTCTCGATCTTGCGCTTGCGGCTCCACTTGATGCCCGAAACGCCTTCGAGCGTCGTCGAACCCTCGTCGATGCCCAGAGCCGTCGAGGAGAGGGTAATCATCGACCAGCTGTAAGCTACATTATTGATTATAGGCATATAGTGTGTTATTTAGCGGTTAGCGAAAGCCCCTCCTCGACGTAAATACGCGTAGTCACACCCACGGGTACGATCGTGTATCCGATGCGCAGGGTGTCGTCCACAAGGACGTTCTGCTTCTCGTCGATAGTGACGGAATAGCCCGAAATCTCCTGTGCAGCCTGCATTTTGGAGAGTATATCGCCGATAAGGGTCTGGAAGGCCGTGATCTTGGATGAGGCCAGATAGCCCGTCGAGGGGTTGACCATCAGCGGCGAATTGACGTATGGCAGCAGGGCGCTGCGCACCTGACGACGCGATTTGTTGATCGTGCGGTTACGTGCGATGGTTCGGAAGTCGCCATGCGAGCATGTCTGGTCGCGCGAGATGTAGATACCGTTTTCGCGCCCAGCATACTTGATGGGAAACATATATCCCTTGTCGTCCAGTTCGTCGAGCAGCGTCGGCGAGAGCGATTCGTAGGCATTCACACTTACGAAGGCGTCATCGACGTCGAGGTTTGTATCTCCGAATCCGAGCTCAATCTCCTGAAAGTCGTCCGTGAAGAGGTTGAACTGCTTGACCCACGCTACGGACTCCTGCACGTTGGCGCGGGCGATGGCGCCCATCACGGCTCCGAGGAACCCCACCGGAGCCTTGGTCGTATTGCGCAGCTGCATGCGGTGTACCTGCTCGGATGCCGACTGTCCGAAGATGACGCTCACGCGGCTCGACTCGCAGATCGCCGTAGGGATTTTGTTCAAGTCGATCTGACGCCCCGCAGTGGTCTGAGCCCCCGTCGTGGAGGGGTTGGCACAGAGAACGATCGACAGGGGCTGGTTCTGCGCGGCCATGGCCTCGGCCTTGTCGTTCAGGCTCATCACAAGGTTCAGGTTGTAGGGGTCCGCCTCGCCGCTTTGGCGCCACAGCGGCTGCTCGGTCCATACGCCCAGTTGATTGATCATGCCACCTGCGGCGCGCTGCATGACGTCGATGGCGTCCCAACTGGTCGAGCAGTCGGCGAACATTACGTAAAGTTTGCCTTGGCTGTCCACGCCGCCCGACATGCGGAAGAACTCGCGGATGTGGTAAGCCGGAATGCCGTACATAAAGTTCTCGGAGGTCTCCTCCGCGGGGTCTGCGACGTCCTTCCATTCGATGATGCCGAAGTCGTTTATGGACGACTTGCGGCTGGTGATGTAGACCACGTCGCCGGCTTTGAGCTTGTTCTCGTTGATCTTACCATATCCCTCCGTGAAGAGCTTTGGCTGCTGCGAGATATCGAACAGCAGTCCCGTTACGCGCTCCTGATCGGAGGGGGCCTGATACGGAATGTTGCCGTCGACATCGCTGATAAATACGTTTCCTAATGCCATGGATGTTGTTTTCAGTCTTTGTGGTACGGGTTTGTGTAGAGCGTGGCGTCCGTGCGGAACACGGGCGGCGTGTCTGCGGTGTAGGTGCTGCCCAGACGGTCTATGTAGAGCTGCTCATAAGCGGGAAATATTTTCAGCAGGCGGTCGGCGTAGTCGGGAGTTGCGTCCGACGACTGCGTCTGGTCCTCCTGTTTTTCCTGTTCGGACTGTGTGGGCGTCGTCTTTTCGGGATCGGGTCCCGAGCCGTCCGCCTCGGGTTCTCCGCCTGTTGCGTTCGCAGGAACCGGTGCTGCCGCAGGAGCCGATGTCGGAGTTGCAGTGTCCGGAAGGTCGTTGTTCTCGTTTGTTATTTTCTTTGCCATGTCGGTAAGGTGTGGAAAAGGGGAAGCGGAGTCGTATGCCCCGCCTCCCCTGCGGTCGGGTGCACTATGAAATGCTATGCTTTCTTGTAGGCGGTGTGTACGACGATCTCGGCGGGTTTGACGATGTTCACGTCCATCTTCATTCGCATCTGGAAGAAGAAGAGCTCCGAGTTGGATTGCAGACGGTCCACCTTCAGCACCTCGGTATCGTTGGCGTAGTCCACGCCGAGCCACAGGTTCGAGTCGACGCCCGTGGTGAAGTTGCCCAAGACGATCGTGTGCTCCGGAATGCCCGCAATGGGGATGATGCGCTTGCCCTTGAAACGGTAGCGGTTGACCTCCGTGTTCTCGGAATACTTGACCATCTTGTCCGTGAGGTAACGGTCGTAGAGATCCCACATGTCCCAGCTCATCACGAAGCTCAGACCGCTCTTGCGGCGGATCTGCTTCGGACACTTGGTCCACATGGCGTAGAGGGCCGCTTCGATGGCCGCACCGTCCGCAAGCTCCGTATTGCCCGAGAGGATGCACTGCCCGCCGGCCACGGTCTCGGGGTCCGAGGCGTGGATGTTGTCCAGAATGCGCTTGATGGCCCCGTCGAAATATTTCTCCTTGCCGCCGCCGATGGGCGTGCAGCCCTCGGGTGCCGTAATGCCGGCCGCTGCCGTGCCGCCCTTAGCCGAGGTCCAGATGGCGCTGCCGATGTACTCGTTCTTCTTGTCCATCAGAAGGCGCAGCATCGTGGCCTGCAGCTTGGGATCCAGCTCGCGGAAAACAAGGTTGCCCGTAGGCTGCGCGAAGCGCCAGTAAGACTCGAAGTCGCGCGGATTGAACTCCAGATAAACCATGAAGTCCTGCGGCTCGAGGTAGCGTTCAGTGAACTGGTACTCGTTGAAGCCGTCGGAGCCCTTGGCCCCATGCGTACTCTGCGGCGTGGGTACGTTGTCCTGAATGACGTCGCCCAAGTGGATCGAGGGCAGCGTATATTTGTGCTGGATGCCGCTCTTGATGTGGATCAGCCCTTCGCGGTAGGTGTCGTTGCCCTGCGCGGTATAGGTCAGAAGGTCCTCTAAGACCTCGCCGTTGTAGCCGTTCTGTAAGAATGTTACCGTATCAGCCATTATCGTTTTGCAGATTGTGTTTTAGAGTTTTCCGGCTTGATCTGTACAGTCGTAATAGCCACTTACGTCTGATCCGCGGGCGACGCCCGCATCTGCTTGATATGGACAGGGTCCGGAGCCTATTCTATCTTGCGGAAGGCGAAGTCCTTGCCCACGACGGCTTCGATACGCTCGGCCATCTTCGCCTCGGCGCTTCGAGCTCCCTCGGCGGCAGCCTGCACGGCAGCCGGGTCGGAGGCGATCTCGTGCGAGATCTGCTCTACGGCGGGAATGCTCTCCAATGTGCTCTCCACCAGGTCGGGGTTCTCCTCGGCAAGTTTCCGCCACTTGGGAATGTCGTCCGCGGGGATCTTGCCCGCAGCCTTCGCGAGCATCGCCTCGATGCGCTCGGCCTTCAGCTGCGCTTCGCGGTCCTGATAGGTCTTGAGCGAGGCGGTCAGTTCTGCGACGTTGGTTTGCAGATTCTGTATCGTGGCCTCTTTGCCCGCCAGGACGGTCTTCGTGTCGCTCAGCTCCTTTTCCTTCTCGCGGAAGCGGGCCTCTATGGAGATCAACTCCGAGATGCGGGCCATCACGTCCTTGGGCTGACAATCGTCTTTCAGGCCGAGGGTCGCCGTTACGGCGGAATATTCGGGTGAGGTTTTGCTTTCGTTGCTCATCGTAATGTGTTTTTGTGTGGTTCGATTAAGAGTAGGCTCTTCGGTGCCGGAAGGTTTGCAGCCCTCCGCCTCGGCGCTGATGCTCTCCATCATCGAGCGGATGGCGGCCGCATCCTCCAGTGCCGAGAGCTCCGTGCGGACACGCTCGCGCAGCTGGGGCGAGGTCTCCAGAATGTTGTCCTGCGGAATGATGCCCGCGGAGACGGCACTCTCGGCATCGAAGTAAGTGCCGTCCCTGCCGGCCTTGCCGTCCATGATCGAGACGACGTGTTCTTCCGCGAGGCCGAAGCGCTTGCGGTAGATCGTACGCAACTGCCGTGTGAAAGCCGCGACCATGTCGCTGCCCGTATCATCCTCGGATGACGGCAGGAAGGGGTTGTGGATCATAAGGATCGCATAGTCGCGCATCAGCGAGCGGGCGCCTGCGGCCCAGAGCACCGAGCCCATCGACGCGGCCATGCCCTCGTTCACGCACTCGGTCGGTATACGGGAGTTGCGGATTGTGGAGTAAACGCTCATACCGTGCAGCACCGAGCCGCCTTCGGAGTTGATCAGAACGCGGATCAGAGACGGGGAGCAGCTCTCCGCATAGTCGAACTCCTCGTTGAAGCGCGCGGCCGTCGCCTCGGTGATCTTGCCGTAGAAGCGCAGCGTAGCCGGCGCCCCGGTACGGACCTCGCCGACGATATGTTTGAAGTGGGTCGTCTCCATCCTTGCCTTTTGGGAAGGATAGGCAAAGGCGGACGGAAAGGTTTAAGCGGAGGATTACACTATATATACAATGCGAAAAACAGCGAATTTTGCGCTGTATACAGTGCAAAACTGCCCCTATTGTTGGAATTGGAATGGCGATTACGGAATATATCTATCATTTTGCCCGTTTTTCGGCGAAAATGACAGACATTTTGTAATAAAACAATCTACCGAAAAGGCAGCCCGTAATGGCTGCTGCGCTTGCATGATAAAAATGTATTTTGAAATATACAAATTCTCATATTTTTTGCATTTCAGAAAATACAACTATCTTTGCAGAAAATAGTTTTGCAATTATGGAGACGCTGCGTCAAATATTTCACCATCTGGTATCGCGTACGCAGTTGCGTTTCGTGCGTTACCTCTACTCGCAGATCAACTGGAATAACCGGCTCATCGGCATCGTCGGTTCCCGGGGAGTAGGCAAAACCACGATGCTGCTACAGCACATCCGGCAGAATTACGACATCGCTACCGGAGAAGTCCTGTATGCCTCGTTGGATAATCTATGGTTCAGCACACACACATTGGTGGATCTGGCCGACGAGTTTTACAAAAGCGGCGGGAAAGTTCTCTTTCTGGACGAAGTGCACAAATACGACGGATGGGCGCGTGAGATCAAAAACATCTACGATTCCTATCCGGAACTGAAAGTCGTTTTTACGGGCTCGTCGATGCTGGACATATATCGCTCCGGTGCGGACCTGAGCCGCCGTGCGATCAAGTATACCCTCTACGGCATGTCGCTGCGCGAGTTCTTGCTTTACGAGCACGGTATAAAGATCGAGCCGCTGACGCTGGAAGAAGTGCTGAAAAATCATGTCGGCATCGCTGCGGAGATCGGCAGGCAGATCCGTCCGCTGGCCGTACTGCGCGAATACCTCAAATACGGTTATTTCCCGTATTACAAGGAGGATAAAGAAGGCTATTTCTCCCGGCTGGCCGAGACGGTGAATACCGTTATAGAAGTCGACCTGCCAGCCACCATCGACATCGAGTTCCCGACGATCGCAAAGATTAAAAAGCTATTCTCGGTCGTTGCAGACAGCGTTCCTTTTACACCGAACATATCCCAGTTGGCTATGCAGGTCGGTACGACGCGCCCCAGTCTGCTGACCTATCTGGAAGCACTCGGGAGAGCACAGGCCATCCTGATGGTCGACAAGGAAGCGCAGGGTACGAAGAGACTCGTCAAACCGGAGAAAATATATTTAGGCAACCCCAACTACGCTTATGCCTTCGCCAACCGGAAAGCGGATACGGGCAATCTTCGGGAGACATTCTTTCATTCGATGCTACAAGTGACGGGGAGGGTCGGTTATTCGGATAAAACCGACTTTATGATCGATGGCAAATACAGCTTCGAGATCGGCGGACAAAACAAAACGGGGCGCCAGATTCAAGGAATGGAGAATGCTTATATCGCTGCCGACGATATCGAGGTCGGTTTCGGCAACAAGATCCCGCTCTGGATGTTCGGATTGCTTTATTAGCCGTTTCTTGTCATGTTAAAGATCCAATACGCTTCGGACCTTCATCTGGAGCTTCCGGATAACGCCCGTCATGTGGCGCAACACCCGTTGCAGGTTACGGGTGATATTCTCGTTCTGGCTGGTGACATCGCATATCTGGGTAAGGACTACGCGAAGCATCCGTTCTGGGACTGGGCTTCGGAGCACTACCGCCATGTTGCGGTCATCCCGGGCAACCACGAGTTCTACGGCGGCTTCGATCTCGAAAATATGCACGACGGCTGGCAGCTGAAACTACGCTGCAATGTGACATGCCATTACAACGACTGCCTGACATTCGGGGACACGGAACTGATTCTCTCGCCTATGTGGGCGTCCGTGCCCATCGAGTATGCGGTAACGGTGCAGGAGGGTATCAACGATTTCCGCCTCGTCCGTTGCGGCGGAAAGACATTGAACTGGGTACGTTTTAACGAAGAGCACTTCCGCTGCTTTCACTTTCTACACGCCGCCATACGCCGCAGTGCGGCGGCGCATATTGTCGTTGTGACGCATCACCTTCCCAGTTTCGAGCTGCTCCCGCCGGAATTTCTGGGCAGTCCGCTCAACGGCGCATTCGTCACGGACCTGCACGGCTTTATCGAGGCCAGTCCTGTCGAATACTGGATCTATGGGCATTCACACCGCAATATCGACCGCATGATCGGCCGCACGCAGTGTCTCTCGAACCAGCTGGGATACATCCGCAGTGGCGAGCACCGCACTTTTGACCCTGCTAAATCGATCATGCTCTGAGCAGGCACGACGAAACGAGAGCGGCAACCTATCGGGTTACCGCTCTCGTTTTATACTCTTTCCTTCTCGGATTGCTGCGAGTCGGATGTTTCCACGGAGGTTTCGATGCGTATGGCCTCGCGATCCGTAGGATGCGGATGGTGTCCGTGCCCTTCGGTGTCGTGCTGCGGGGCATCGCCATGATTCGTGAAGGGCGGCATCACGAGATAACGCTCCACCCAGTCGCGGTACTTCCATGCCGAGGTCTCGCGGAACCATACTTCGTAATCCACCCAGTATGCCTGCAGCATGTTCGTCGAGGTGGGCATGTCGAAATAGAGAAGCTGACACCGCTCGTTGAGCGCCGGCTCGCGGTTCTTGGCATCCTGAATAGCCTGATTGACTCGTTGGAAGACGTAGAAAGGGTCGCACTCCCGCTCCGGGTCTGCGTTGTTCAGCGTATTGAGGATGAAGCGTACGCGCATGGTCGCACGCCCCTCGCCGATGCGCTGCTGCTGAACCAGATAGCGGACGTTAGTGTAGTGGATGAACACAGCGGGGAAAATCACCTCGGATTCCATATTCTCATCGAGCACAATGCGTGCAAACTGGCCGTTGTCAATGGCTATGGTCTTGAAAAAAGGCGGGCTCCGCAGATCATCTTCCCGCTCGCGGATCGTCTGTAAGGCCCGCCGCACGGCGAGGTACATCTCTGCGAGGGCATTCTGCTGGACCTCTTCGGGCAACGACACCGCAGGCCGTTCCGGTACGTCTCGCGGCTTTTCCCGCTGGTCGGTCTTGTCCTTTATCATGGCGTGGGAGCATTGGGGATGCCGGGCAGCCCGTTGAAGATATAGGCGTAGTAGCGCGCGATCTCGGCCGTGAGTTTGGGGTTAGGCCCCATGAACTGCCGCTGCACGGAACGACTCTTACGATACTGGTTGGACCAGTAGGTCCCCGTGGGGGCATTGTGTACCGCGGCATAGGTCGTAGGGCCAGTACGGCGTACTCCACGGTGTCCTCTCAGGGCCACGCTCTCGGGCGCCGCTTCGACGGTGTAGGTTATCGAACGACGGAAGGCAGCCTTGCGGCCCGGCGCAGGCTTCACGCTCTTATTGTCGCTCCGCATCTTGTCCATGACACTTCCGGCCAGCAGCCCCGTATGCCGCAAAATGGGATGCGTGCGGCGACGTCCCCAGCGTGAGGTGCGGGCGGGCCACGGACACCCCGAGCCATAAAAACCGCCCTGTGTGAACGACTGCTCGAAACGGTCCTTGGCGAAGCGTCCCGCCAGATGTGTGAAGTCGAAAACCTGCCGCTCGAAGTGGCTTACCGTAGCGGCCGCGGGCCCCAGCCGGAGCCATTGCTTGTAAAATTGATCGGGAGTTAGGTCCATGACAGATGAAATTTGCGTTTCAGGGTTTGCAGGTGTTCGTGCAGTGCCGACGGCAACGGATGGCGAAAGTAAGGGTGTGCTGCGGAGAAGATACGGCCTGCGTGGCAGAGACTCTCCCGGAAAACAGGATTAATCCGCACGCCTTCGGGAAGCTCCAGCACTCCGGTCACAGCACCCTGGCTGTCCGGTGTGAGGAAGCAGCGGCAGCCGTACTCTATGGGTGGTATGAGCTCCGCGGGGAACGATGACTTCGGGTAACTCACGCCTTCGAGCGCCGCATGCCACGGACGTACCCGCTCGTCGCCCTGCGTGGTGAAGGTCAGCATCTGCTCCGTCCCGACGGTCAGCCACCATGCGGCCATCACGGCGGCATACTCCACGTCGAGGTTCTCCTGCACGGCCCGGTGGCCGTTGTAGCGCTCGAAGACCGCGTCGCAGAACTCGTAGTCATCCTCCGCCACCTTTTCGGGCAGGTCGCAGCACATGGCGTACTCTTCGGCTGCGGCGAAGTCGAGCATGTTCTCGATCCCCGCCGCGAGGATGTCGCGCCGCTCCCGCTCCTGCTGCGTAGGAAAGTCGTTCCGACGCTTCAGGATCTCCAGAGCTTGCTCCAAGTCGAGGCCCAGCCCGTCGAGAAGCCGCTCGATAAGCGTTCCTGCGCGCATCTCGATGAGCGTCTCAAGAGCCGAATACCGCGCTGCGCTGTCCGTCCAGCAGTCCAGCAGACGCGCGAAAGCGTCGTAAAGCAGAAAATATTCCTGTTCCTCCCGCTCGGGGGATGCCGCCGAAGGAGTCGGGAGCGTAGCTGCGGCCATCATCTCGCTCCCCGGATAAAATTTACCACTTCGCGGGCGCCCCGGCCGTGCCCGTAGCGCTTGTAGTATTCCTCGTCGGACATGATATGACGGTCGTTAGTGCTCATGCGCCTCTGTCCGGAGCCGACGCCCGCGCCGCCGAGTCCCGCCGTGAGCTGCAAGACGTTGAGCTGACGGCCCACATGGATGCCGAACTCCTTCTCCACCTCGTCCGGGGCGATCTCGTACTTGTCCGTCAGCAGGCCGTAAAGCTTGATGCGATCCTCATTGTTCATCTCGATGCGGTTGCTGTACTTGAACTCCAGCCCGCCGGGCAGGTAGCCCATATCCACCAGCGAAGGCAGCACCTGTTCGTTCATCACGTTCTCGATGAAGCGGCGGTAGACCTCGATCCTCTCGCGGAAGATATCCTGATGCGCCTTCGTGGAACCCACGTAGGACTGTGTGGCTCCGGCCATCGACTCCGAGCCGAGGATCATGTTCGAAACCTCCTTATTCACAAAGTCGATAAGTCCCGTGTAGATCTTCTCCGAGTTGGACATCGTGAAGGTCTTGATGTCTATTTCATCGTCCAGTCCGGTAACGATGACCTTGTTCTGTGCGGCGTTGACGATTTCGCTGGCAAGGCGCTTGCGGTCAGCATTGCTCTCCGAGACGGTCTTGCCGTGGATAATCGGCTGGCCGTAGGTACTCGAAAAATTCACGTAGTTGGCCACCGTGAATTTCTTGGCCAGAATCAGGGGCGTGGTGGCCGAAAAGAGACCCAGATCGCCCGTATTGACGAGAATGTAGTTGCGGCGGTAGGCTTTCTGCGTGAGATCCCAGCCGGGCGACCACATGCCCTGACGCTTCACCACGCGGCACTGGTCCGGCAGCACGTTGCGCCGCTCGATGATGTTCACCTCCCGAAGGCGTCCCGTGCGGGGGTCCGTGCCGGGCATGATCTCCAGCAACGTGTAACCATAGAGCTTCGCCTCGACGATGCCGCGGATGATCTTGTCGAACTGCGTGCCCTGTACCTTGCGCGTCTGCTCCACATCCTTGATGTACTTGCCTTTTTCGTTCTGGCGGGCCAGCATGTAACGGTCTCCGAGAATCTGGCTCACAAGCGTCTCCAGCACGGCCCGGATATGGGCATCCTGCTGCAGGCACGCCTCGTAGAGGTCGATCAGAGGACCGCGGTCGTCCAGTACCGTTCCCCGGACTACCGACGAGCGCACCGAACGATAGCGGTTCGTGCGGTCGATCTCGCGGACATACTCCTGAATGACCTTCTTGCTGGTGCGGAAAACCGACTCCAGAAGCTCATGGTCGAACGTGCCGTCGAAATTTTTTTCAGCCATTTTTCACGCTTTCCAAAGAGTAGGAGAACCATGCCGAAAGTGGTTAAAACGAGGTGGTTATGCTGAATGTGAAAAGGGTGTGAAAAACACTTACTCCAACACAGATACGAACTGGCTATACTTATAGTAAAATTCCACTTACAGTTTTTTATGTCTTGTTGCAATATACTTGTATTTAGATTGTTACACTCAAAAAGTAACTTCAAAAAAATAATTGATTTTATTCCTTAGCTTAAACTAAAAATATATATTTGCGAAAAAAACATCACTATATCCGAGTATGGAAAACTTAAAAACGATAGTCCCGTACCTTTCGACAATACGTTCGGGGACGAAGCAGACATCTCCTCCCGCCGGAGGAGTCGAGAACCTAAAAACCCACAACTGCGACATGACCAAGCGAAGCTTTTTCAAGGACCCCAAGATCGTACTCGTCTTCAACAACCAACGCGTGCTGATCTCCATGTACAAATCACTGAATGTTGCGTCTCAAGCGATGAACATCCCTGCGCAATCGATCTCCCTGTGTTGTTTGGGATACCACATCTCCTGTTATGGTTGTTATTTCAGACACTACGATTTCGATAAAGTCGAAATAGTGCCTCATCAGGATTTCGGACACCTGCGCGTCGAAGAGTACGACCGCATGTGCGACGAAGTGCGCCGCTACCACGATTCCAAGGAACTGTCGCGCCGCAAACTGAGCGCGGAAAAGAGGCGGAAACTCAAAAACGAAGCAAAGCATGAATAGAATCCTGACGGTGCCTTTTCTGCGGGGCACACTAAGAATCAGCAGAACGCCCGCAGGCGACGTGCATAAGGTCTGCGTCAACGACCTCTGCGGAGCCATGCGGCGCAGCATCCTTCTGAAGAACGGCACGGTTCTGCGCCGTTGCCCGTCGCTTACGTATCTCGATGCGGAGCATCCCGAAGAGTTGTATGCCGATTTCACGGAGGCTGTCGAGCTTGTCAAATGGATGAGCTCCGGCGCCAAACTGTTGCGCATGCGCGGCCGAGAAGTGCTGGAAAATCTTCAACATCTGCGCATGGCGCAGGACACTACCGCAACGGATGTTTCCGAAGGTTCCGCACCACGAATCATCGAGCTGGAGTACGTGGGCAACCGCTTCTCCGTGCGTCTCGAAGATGGCCGTTATATGGTCAACGCTACCGAGATGGCACGGCCTTTCGACAAACGGCCGGCCGTATGGCTCAAACTCACGGAGACGGCGCGCCTGCGTGAGGCATTGGTCGAGGACGGCATCTCGGCCGATACGGAGCAACAGGTTATCACCACGCGCGGTCCTCACGGTGCCACATGGCTGGAGATACATCTCTGGACGCAGTTCGCACAATGGCTCTCGCCGGCCTTTGCGGCATGGTGCAGCAAGAAGCTCTTGCACCTGCTGCGCGATGGCCATACCGAGCTGCAGGAGGTCCCGCAGCCGGTATCGTCGGTATCGGACCCCACTGAGGAGTTCTGCTCGGAGGATCTGCTGCTGCCAGCGCCCGCAACCTACGAAGAGGCACTCACAGTCATCGATGACCAGCATGATACCATACGGCGCCAGAAAGAGTTCATACGTCGCAACCGCCACAAACTGCGGCACTACAAACTCACGATCGAGGACCGCGAATGGTTCACTTCCTCGATGATCGCCGCAGAGTTGGGCATAAGTTCCATACGTCTGAATCTTTTCCTGATGGAGGAGGGGCTCCAAGAGCGCGTACAAGACAAATGGCAGGCGACGGATGCCTATCGCCACTTGCGGGGCATACACATTTACGAGTGGTTCAACCGCAAGACCAACTATTTGAATCGCTACAAAATCGAAGCATGGACACCCGAAGGACGCGAGTACATCGTCGAACTGTGGCATCGCCGCAACAGTTATCTCACGAACCGATAAACCTAATACCGCGACAACTATGGACGACAAGAAAAAACTGCTCGAAAAACTCCTGCGGGACAAGCTGCGGGAAGTAGACGGTGTATTGTGCAGCGACATGCCATGTCTGGGAACGCCGCACGACATCGCACGGCTCATACGCGCCGGTTATGCCGACATGCTGTGCCCGGGCGTGGTCGTGGGCATAGATTGTGCGAAGGGCACGGATCACAAGCTGCCGATGGTGCAACTTCAACGCCGCAACAATGCCTGTATCATGTACGACAAGGGTCGGTGTCTGCTGCAAAGCGGACTCGCTCCTACTCTGGGACGGGTACATCAGTGCGTCGGGGAGTTGTTCGACCATGACCTGCGGCATCTGATCATCCTCAAAATCATCGCCGCATGGGCGGACCCTGCGAATTGGGAAATCGTTGAGTTCTGTCTGAAGACTCAAAGCGAAGAACAAAAAAAATCGAGATTAAACCATACGAATTGATGCGGCTCTATACTTATCTGAACGAAACCGTATCAATTAAAAATTTTTCGTATGGAACTGAAAGCTAAAATGACCTTCGAGGAAATGGCGCGACACATGGAGGAGAACACCTACCGTATAGCCAACCGTGTAAATGTGGGCCGTTACGCCCGCGAAATGGGATACAGGGTTTACAAGCCCATGATTGACGGACGGATATACCTCTTCTACATCAACGACGCGCTGGCCACCGAAAAACATCGAAACGACACATGGTAACCACCAAACGACAGCATGCTCCGGGCGGACTGGCCTATCCGGGCTTCTCATATCTGCTCTCGCCCGAGGAGGAACGATTCCTCAAGCATATGAAGGAGTTCGAGTACATCCGGCGCAGAGGGTACAGCGTGAACTTTACGCGGGCGCAGTATATGCGTCGCATGGGACTGCGGGAATACACTTTCGACCGGTGCGCGCGTTCGCTCTGCCGCCTCGGGTTGATCGTGAAAACCGAGGACAGCAGCCGCAACAGAGTACACTACCGACTCAACGAAGAGGCGTACGAACGACTCGTACGAATTGTGACCACCACACGCAACATCGATCGACTCATCGCATTTTTCGATTTGCACTGCTTCAAACTGGGGAAAGACATCCTATCGCTGACCGACGAGGAGATAGACACGCTTCTACGCTGAGCGACGCAGGAAGGAGGATAGGTCGCACGACACAGGACGTCTGTCGAGGGCTGCACGGGTTGCAGCCCTTTTTTTGCGGTTGGCTGCCGCGCCGGACAACCTCAAAGAGGATTGTTTTTTCGACAGACTGGAGGAAGGGGCTATCCCGAAAGGATGAAAAGGGAGATATGATGTATATATGTATATATAGTTATATAGTTATATTTATTTACATGATTTACGAGTCGGAGACGAGATAGGGATTTTACCTTTCGAGTTCGATTCGAGCCTGAGCCGAGAACGATACCTTATCACGAGATACGAATCTTTACCTTCGAGATCGGAACGAGCTGCATTACGAGAGATACTTTTTCTGTCACGCCAGAAAAAGTATCCAAAAAGAGGCGTCTCATACTGCAAAAAAACCTGACGGTTTTTTTGTTATTTCAAGGTTTTCATACTTGGAGGAATCTCGTCTACGATGAACATTCAACTGTAAAAGACGTTCGAAGAATGTTTAATATATGCTTGAAAGGCGTTCGGATGCTCCTTGAAAACGGCAGGAAGAAAAAATGCCGTTTTCCGGCGTTTTCTGGCCTTTTCCCATTTCGTCCAATCCTCTCCTCGGGATAATGCTGAAAATGGCTTTACAGGCAAAAAAGGCGGCTGTGCAGATTCTGCGGCATAAGCGCGAACATCAACAGTTGTCCTCTGCGAGCATCTCCTCCATACAGACGTCGAGCATGCGGTTGCGGGCACGTTCGGCAACCTTGTACTGCAGGAAGTAATTCCCGCGCCGGGAATGGAGCCTGTCGCTCTGCGAGTCCGTTTCCACCGACTGCTTGATCATCAGGTAGCTGTTGATCCAGTAATATTTCTCACCTAATTTGGCCCGCGACGTATTCTTCTCGATGCGCCGGCGTTTGGAGTTCCAGACATAACCCTCCTCACCCAGTTCTTCCCGAAGAATCGCTCGGTGCTCGCTGTAAGCGTCGAAGAAGCTGAAACGATCCGCATCGCCCAAATTCAGGTTGCTCTCGTAACGCAGTTGCCCGGCTCCCATCTTCACGCAAAACATTTCCAGCGTATTGTCCTCTCGTACGGCGCGAAAAATACCCAGCCCCACCTGACGACCCAAAACCATCAGGCGCACAAAGCGCGGATGCGCAGGAATCGTACGCGGCTCGATGCGTCCACTCGTGAGGTTCCAGTCGTAGCCGTGCAGGGCGAGGGCCTTCTGCAACGACGCTACCTCATCCTCCGACGCGGCGCTCCATTCCCTGTCCGAAAAACGGCGTTCTTCGAGCATAAGTTCTCCGGTAGATGAGAGTGCGGCACCCACCACGAACGAATCCCACCGTTCACCTGTAACAAGACCGACACACCCGCACTGCGGGCAGTGGACGACGTCCCCGACCGTAGGACGCGAAGCATTGTACCACGCTTCGAGCTGCTCATAGGTGATTTGTTCCAACGACTCCGGGCCGTGAGTTCGGGAAGCGAGTGCGATCCGGATCTTGCGCTTGTTGAAAAACACCCTGATCAGGCATTCGTCTTTCTCCGAAGCCGGACGTACCGTCGATAAAAACCGTTTTATATGCTCTTTGCTTTTTTTCATACTTGTTCCCGTCGCTGAAAACACAAATGCAAATATAATCATTTATAACGTTTAATTCTGAATTTTGAATTTTTTTAGTTATGAACTAACACCCCCAATCGAAAGCGACAAAAAACCTCGAAGCCCGCAACTGCTTTTTTCGGACGGTGTTTCTTATCAGCATAGCACGCCACATATCATAGAGGAAGCCCGTCTGCAAGAAACGGAGCAAAATACTCGGGACAACTTCGAGAAAAAACGATCGACTGCTTGGTCGAAATGCCATTTAGCTGCGAAATCCACCGCACGCCGCACTATCAACATACGACCGTCGCAAAGAACGAAAAACGGGCTTTGGAACACTCTGAGAAAAACAGCAAGCCAGAGGTAGGAATCTTTCTTAGCGATCCCTGAAATAATTATTCGTGTAACGAGAAAAACAAGAAGTCGGACTTGAAAATTCTCCCCGAGGAAATGAACGGAATACGCACCTGCAAGCACACCCTCCTCCGTATTATTATATTTCGATATGTGTTTGCTTATAAGCTATTTACATATTTTCACTTTGTAGAAAAGTGAAAATTCAAGTCCTTTTTCGGTTGTCATGCCTATAAATCGTAATTAAAAAATATAAAAACAGTGATTTAATATAAAAATAACATAGATGCAAATAATAGCATATCATTGATTACAAGAGAATTAAATCAATATCAAATAACGTGAAGCCAGACTAACAAATTAGCACTTATCAATATTCGGAGTAATTAGACAAAAAAACGAAAACAAGAAAAAACGAAAAAATTTTCACTTTTTTCTATTCGCTGAATATCAATATGTTACAAATGCATCCCTCGCGCGCGAGTGCGTCCTCTGATTAAAAAGCAAGGGACTGAAAAAAATATTTTCAAACACTACTGTCCAAAGAAATTACCCCATAGGTTCAGTTGATCTGAATCGGAATCATTCATCGGACGTTTTGGTTTAATAAACAGTTCGCCTAAAGGCTTCCTCTCAAAGAGTACTTTGCCGACTACGGACGATAAAATATAAAGTTCCTGATCAATATGAAACATCTTTCTGGCAATGGCAAGCAGCAGGTAATCGCAGATGGCAATCCATATCTGCGAGTATACTGCATTCTGGCTGGTCCCGTAGAACGCCTTGATGTTCAGATGTTGCTTGATCCATTTGAAGAAACATTCCACTTGCCAACGTTCCCTATAAAGTTCAGCAATGGTCAGGTAGGAATGTGTGAAGTCATTGGTCAGGAACCGATAGACATTTCCCGTGGCATAATCCTCATACACAACCATACGGAGTGTATCCGGATACCATCGGGAGGTTTTCAGTCCCGTCAGCCTGATAGTGGAATCGCTAACAACTCCTGTACTTTTATCAACCGGATGCTCTTCTACCACCTCATACTTCATGTTGTCCTTGGCCCTGGTGACAAAGAAAGCCCGCTGGCGATGAAAGTGGAGGAACAACTGCTTGAAATCCACATATCCCTTGTCCATGAGGTAGTAATTACCAGGCTCCACGGGTACGAGGCTCATTGCTTTGGAGTCATGGACCGCGGCTTCCGTCAGATAAATAAATGTGGGAATCGTTCCCCGCAAATCCAGCAGAGTATGCATCTTTACACCACCTTTATCATGATGAAGTCTTGCCCATGGACAGAGTTGCAGGCAAAGTTTCATCGTACTGCTGTCGAAGGCATAGACGATTCCGTCCACGTCGAGTCTGGAAGGCTCATGGCGGTACAGGTATCTCGCTTGTGCAATCAATATCTGACCGAAGTCGTGATAGATGCGCCAGTCCTTGGTCCCGTTGATATGTGCCAAAGTCGAGCGTTGGATATATTTGATTCCGGACGAGTACAACTTGAAGGACAGGGCAACCAGCGTTGCATCAATGCTGCGCAGGCTATCCTGGCCGGTGAACTGGGCAAAACTCATCACCATGAACTGGTCTCTGCATTTGAACTCGATGGCATGTCGGTTGCCATTGTATCTCTTTACGCATTTGTCAAACTCATATCTCGGTATGAGCGACATTATCTGAGCGAATACGGTCTTTCCCTGATTCATGATTTCTATCTCTTGCAATACTATTTGCAAAAGTATAAAATCAAATCCCGGAAAAATTTTATTCGCGTAATGCATTAATATAAACTAATTTAAATCATGTCTGAGAAAATTTCTTTGGACAGTAGTGTAATATAATATATTTTCCATTTGTTGTCAAGCGTAATTTGTTTTGTATATTTCGGTTATGGCTCCGGAGACAGTTATATGCAATGCTGCGGTGCGCAACTGTTTCTGCCGGAACATTCGTTTATATTTTTCTCGGCTGCGCCGTTCCCTTTTTTAGAACCTGTCCATTCGCTCGGGAGCGCCTTTCCTGCTTTGCCGGAAGGGCAGGCTTCCGCCGTTTTTCCTTTGCCTCCCTTTTTCTCCTCCGTTTCCTCGCTATTCTGCCCGGACGGACCTGCTGCGGCCGACGCCGATGCTTCGCACGCCTTTTGCCCGGCCTTCGTTCGACGGCCCTTCCGCGGACGCAGTGCCATGGTCGGTCCGGTGGCATACCGTCTCTTGCCGCTGCCATGCCGCCCACGGTCGCTTCGCTTACCCCGCCTCGATGTTCTTATCTGGTGCACACCGGAACGTGCTGCGGTCTTGCCGGTGGGCGGTCGGGTCTTTTCAGATCCGCGAATGCCGCTGCTCCCTGTTTTCCCCGCCTTTTCCGCGACCGTTTTCTGTCGAAGTCGCCCCATCGTTTTTCGCTGCAAAGTTAGGGTGTAGACGGGCACGACCTGGCAGGTCTTGACCAATGGCGTAGCCGCACAAATCTTCCTTTATCGAGCCTGCGGTTTGGGCCTACGCCCCAAAATAAAGCGTATTTATGCGCTATCCTTGGTGCATCCCTTTGCCGCACCTACTTTTCAAGCACCGTAAAACTGATTTATTAACTTCTAAAAAACAATCGCAATGAAAAAGATCGAGAACAGTTTCGCAGTAACCGGATTCGTGGCAAAAGACGCTGAAATCCGCCAGTTCACCAACGCAAGCGTAGCCCGTTTCCCGCTGTCGGTAGCCCGCCAGGAAAAGAACGGCGAGGATACCAAGCGCGTATCGGCGTTCGTCAACATGGAAGCGTGGCGCAAGAACGAGAATGCCGGCTCGTTCGACGTGCTGACCAAAGGCACGCTGCTTACCGTGGAGGGCTACTTCAAGCCCGAAGAGTGGGCCGACAAGGACGGCGTGCTGCACAACCGCATCGTAATGGTCGCCGTCAGGTTCTATCCGGCCGTCGAAAAGGAAGAAGAACCTGCGGAGCCGGCAAAGACAACGAAAAAGGGCAAGAAGTAAATCCTGCCTTATCCCGACAAAGCGGCCTGAAGGCCGCTTTTGTTTTGCTTATTAACTTCCCGTCACTTCTTTGCGGATGTTTTCATGGACGGTCCGTTCGACAAGGTCCCCTTTCATAGCCCCTCGCCTTATCTCTGTTTTATTTCTTCAGCACTTGTTTTTCCCTATGGTTTCATCCCGCAAGCCCGGTTATTTTCTCTGCAAATTTCGATTGCCGGCTACCGATTCCCGTCAAGGATCGCTTGCGCTTGCTGGCGGAAAATCTTCCTCCCCGAACAAGCCGGCGAGCGTATTTCCCGCATCCTCCTTGCCCGGCCCGGCCGTCAATCCCGCGGGCAGAAAAATAATCAGCCTTCCGGTACGGAAATGTATCGGAGGGAAAACAAAAAATCAAACTTAAAACTTTAAATGTTATGACATTCAGAGAATTTATGGCCGAAAACAATTACGAGCTACTAACAACCTTTTGGGATGATTTCTCGATAGCAGACCGGTTCGGGGTGTCGGCTGTCCGGGATACTTTTAACCGGGCTTTTGCGGAGTGGAAAGAGGACTATCAGTATCTTACGGAACTCATACTGGTGCTCAACCACAAAATATGGCAGCATTATGAAAAACGGCCGGAACTGGTGGCACTTTATCAATCCTTTTGGGAGCAGGCCGACCGGTACGCCGTGGAGCATCTGCAAGGCGACGAGTTGAGCTATTATTACAGAGTGACGGATTGAGCGGAGCCGCTCCCATGGGGGGAGAACGACGGGATACATCGAGAGCCGGCGCAACCCGGCTCTCTTCGCTGCCGTTTCCCTTTTTTAGGGGCATACCTGCACTCTTCTAATCCGTACTACTCCCGCCCGTCTCCTATGCCGCAAGCCGCTTGTTTATTCTGCGAAGTTCGATTGCCGGCTGCCGGTACTGTCAAGGATTGCCGTTGGCTTGCTGGCGGAAAATCTTCCTCCCCGGACCAACCGGCGAGCGTATTTTCCGCATCCTCCTTGTCCGGCCCGGTCGTCAATCCCGCAGGCAGAAAAACAATCGGCCTTCGGTACAGGACTACCGGAGGGAAAAAGAGAAACTTAAATCTTTGCAGACATGAACGGAACGAACAAAACAGAAAGCATGACGGTAGAGGACGTAATTCGCCGGGACAAGAGATTCAGATACATGCTGTTGGCGCGGCTGCAATCGGACTGCGAGTATTACCTCGGCTTCGGTAACAGGAGTACCGGCCGCTTGTGGGCAGGCGATGAAGCGCGGCAAATCGAGTGGATGACCCGGCTTTACGACAGTTTCCCTGAAGACGAAAAACCCCAGTGGCTGACACGGGAGAAGATCGCAGAGTATGCCAACCGGATGCTTGCGGACCGATGACCCCGGAAAGCGAGGCGGCGTAAAGCGTTATATGCTAAAAACCGCAACCGCCTATCAACGGCGGTTGCGGTTTTTATTGTCCGACGGGGTCGGATTGTACCACGCTTCTCCTGACAGGATAAGCGTTTTATTCTTTTTTATTCCCCTCTTTTACTGCGTTTAAGAATACTTTGGCCGGCTTGAAAGCGGGGATGGAATGGGCCGGAATAACAATCGTCGTGTTCTTCGTGATGTTGCGGGCCACTTTTTCTGCTCTTCGCTTGATAATGAAGCTGCCGAAGCCTCTCAGGAACACATCTTCCCCTGCGATCATCGACTCTTTTACGTTCTCCATAAATGCTTCCACAACGGCCAAAGCTGCCGTTTTTTCCACTCCGGTCTGGCTTGCGATCCGGGCGATCATCTCGGCTTTTGTCATTTCAGTTCTCGTTTTTGTTGATTGTTTTTATGCGATAACCATATTGTCTTGTCCATAAGCGACGGGCAGGCGTCCCGCAGTCTAACGGTCGCGCTGATAGTCGCTTTTGCCGAATCCTCCGAGCAGAACCCTCACGATGCCGCAAAATAGATAGAATCCTGCCAATACGATAATAATATCTAACATAGCTTCCGAATTAAAGATTATACCCCATATAAAGATACGAAAAATCGGCGAAAAAGCAATGCGGGGTGGCGTTCCTTTCTGTTTTCCCCGTGTGCCGCCGGTCGGTTATTCCGTCTCGTCCTGTTGCTTTTTGACCCGCGGGCCGCTGGTTCTGCCTCGGTTGAGCCATACGCCGTATTTGTTGAGTATGCGCCATATCGAGCTTTTGCTGTTAAAGCCGCTCATTTTCCAGATATCGTCAATGGGATAGCCGTTGTTGTACATATCCACGATGGTCTTTTCTCGCTCCGCCCGCGACATATCCTTCTTCGTTGCCGGCGGCTTGATGTTCTGTTGCAGTTGCATGATATGGCTGGACGACTTGCGTAACACGGCTACCTCTTCGGGCAGGGCCCCGAACATCTCCAGTACCTGGGCTGCCGTTGTATCGGGAAACAGTTCGCCCAGGGTGTCGATTTTGTCGTGGATGGATACCAGGCGCACCACCTTGATCCGGCACAGCTCGACGAGTGCGGCCAGCCCGCGCAAGTCGCGCACGGCGTTGCTGAATTTGGCCACCACCAGTTCGTCGCCTCTGCCGAGGCTTGCCATGAGTTGTTTCCACTGCGGCCGGAGCGCCTCGTGGGCGCACTCTTCCTCGACCACCTGTACACACCCGTATTGTCGCATCCATTCTTTGTCCGCATCGAGCGCGTCATAGGAATTAGCCTTGAATATGTAACCCACCTTTGCCATATCTCTATACACTGTTTAGGATAACGGACACAAAGATAAGATTTTAATTCGATAAAATCATATTCAGAGTTGAAATCCTCTGAAATCATACTCTAAAATTACTCTTTATTGCACTTGTTTTCATTGATAATCATATTGTTGAATATGATATTTGTTTTTATGTAAAATATGATTCCTATTTGCTATCTTATTGAAAATAATATATAGATTTGCGGCTGATGATATGAATTTGGGATATGAAAAATAGAAAATCATATTCAAGATGTCCGGCGCTTTTAGCCGTATTGACCGTCTGTTCGACCGTCTTGTTCCTGGTCTCTTCGTGCGGGAGCGGAAACGGCAAACCGTCGTCCGTGGGCTCGGACGATCCTGCCGACACCTACCGCGGGTACCTGTCCGAAATACGGCGCTTGGACCACCTGACGGCCAAAGAACTGGCGGGACACCTTAAACGGTGGCAGACCGTAAAGGATTCCGTTTTTGCACGCCTGCGACGGGACACGCTCGGCCTGCCTGGTTCCGATGCCTGTAAGGTGTGCGAGGGGATACACGATTCGCTCCGCATCGAGTTCTCCCGTCTGGCCTTGTCGGGGCCCCGCACTTACGGGGAGCTGCTCATGCTCAAGGAGCGGCTCTCGCCCTACGCCGCGGACGAGGAGCTGCGCCGCGCGGCCGAAACGGTCCGCCCGTTTTTCGCCTCTTTGGACGGTCGTCCGGTCTACCGGGGCGACAGGCGGCAGATGCTCTCGGCCTACCGGGCGCTGCTTACCGAAAGCATCCGCGACGGCATCCACAGCCGCGAAGATCTGACCGCCTATATCGCAAGGGAAGATGCCGTCTTTCGGGGCTTCCTCGCGCATCTGCACGAGCTCGGAGGCTCGGACGTGGCCGACATCGCATGCGATACCGAACGCTGCTGCTCGCAGGTCTTCCTCGCCGCCGGGCGTGGCGAGATCGCCTGGCGGGATGCCATGCTCTTTCTGGCGATGCGCACGGGCCGCCGGCTGATACAGAACGCCCATACCTGCATCGACGACATCCGGAACCGGCGGGTCAAAACGCCGCAGCAGGCGTGTGCCTACATCTGGATGCTTCTCCAGCCCTATGCTTCCATGGACGGCCTTTGCCTCGCGCTGCTCTCTCCGCAAGAGCGCGAGCGCCTCGACGAGATCGCCGCGCAGACCCCGGCCGCGTTCGAGGCGTTGGGCTCAATTCTGCAATCGACGGGCGACCGACAAGACGAATTGCCCGGAATGCTCATGGAGGCATTTATTCACACACAGTAAACACCATCCGCAATGAATATGCTACGACACTTTTATAACGACTTCATGGCGCTCGTTCCGCTGCAACTGCCGCAGTTGATCGACGTGACGACGATGGAAAAGCCGCAGTTCTACGGCGATTACGTGCTGCTTACCTTCCCGCTCCGGGACTCTTACGACTTGGAGGAGGTTATGGACATGTTCGAGGATGACATGGAGCTCATCACGCTCTACCACCATATCCCCATGCGTGTCGGCGAGTTCGGCCATAGTACGTGCGCCTATTCCAATCCCGCCTTCGGACAGATGTTCAAGATGAACGCCCGGACGGAAGAGGACGGCAAGGTGCATGTCGTCGTCGCCACCGTTTACGATTCGCTGGAGCTGATGTACGGCGATCTGTGCCTCGACCTCGAACTCCATGCCCGCAGCGGCACGTTCAAGTACAAGAAGATCAAGGAGGAAGTACTGATGGATTTCCTGTAAACGACCGAGCCATGCGAAACACGTTGTACCGACAGATGGTTTATTGGATCAACATGTACCGAACATGGATAAAGGTTGCCGACGATAACCTCTACAAGGAGCATATCATTTCAAGAAGCGACCGTACCGATTACGTCGTTTCCCGCACGCTGGTGCTCCGGGCGTTCAAAGCGAACGGTCAGTACGCCGAGGGTACGACCTGGGAGATCCCCGAACACGAACTGGACAGGGCGCTGGCCACCCACCGCAAGCAGGACGCTTCGTTCCGGCAGCGCATCAAGAAGGCGGCCATGTACCTTTCCCCCGCGGATGCCGAGGCCATTATCCGCTTGGCGACCTACGGTATTGTCCGCCTGGAACTCGTGATACCGCCCGTTCCCGTGCGTGAAAAACCCTACTACCTATGATGTGGATTGCCGTACACCTCGCCTTTGCCGCACTGCCTTTTGTGCTTACAGCGGCATTGTATAGCAGGAAGCGCCGCTTTCCGGCAGGAGAGGGCGACGCCCGGGCACGCGACGCCAAGGCCCGTAAATTCTACGCGCAGCTTTTGCTCGTCCTGCTGCTCCTGTACCACTATGCCTATACGAACGGACACCCCGGCGGCTTCGGCGTCCTGCTCTCTACCGGAGCGTGTGCCGCATTGTTCTCCTCCCGGCGGACGGACCGGTGGCTGCGCGGTTTGTCCGGCCGGCCGCGGGCCTTTGCCGTGCTCGCGCTCACGGCCGTGGCTATCGGCTTCGTGCCCGGTCTGTACACCGTGGCCGTTACCGCCGCCTACTGCCTTTTGGCAGCTCTGTTCTATCCCTCCGCTCGGGCCATGTCCGAATGCGACGGCAAGGAGGTGGAGCCCGGACGGGCGGAGCCTCCCGCAACATCTGCCGTGCCCCATCGCTACGATCATCGCGCAGGGTTGCCGCATGATGCGGACGGCGGCAGCTCCGACATATCCGCACACGATTATCATCAATAATATCGACGAATATGGAAAACAAGAAAAGAATGCCGGCCACGGTGCTGGCACAAATGGAGGTTTTCGACTACCTCAAGGAAAAAGTCGGCGAACGAAAGACGAGAACGGAAGCCTACTGCGACCTGTTGGACAAGGCGATGGCAGGATTCGTCTCTTCGTATTTGAGGCGCCAGGATTATGAACTCCGGCCCTGCCAGTGCCATGTTACCGTTTCCGACCTGGCTGTGGAGTGGCGCTGGCACCGCGCTACCGTCCGTTCCTTTCTGGACACGCTGGAGTCGTTTGGTCTGCTGACGCGCATCCGTCTTCCCAAGAGCGTGGTCATTACCATGGCCGTGCAGTCCGGACAGCCTGCTCCGGCGGACGATGTACAGTCCGTATCCGGCCTTGCCGCGCAACTGCGGGAGGTACTGTCCGATTGGGTGGTCGGCTATGCGGACTCCTCCGCGACCGGCTCGGCGTGCGGACAGCTCGTCCGTAGCGCGATGACCGCATCCGGCGTCCGCGTCGATCCGGATAAGGCGTCGAAAGACGACGATCCGCTGGCGGTCGGAATCCATGCGACGGCTATGGGGTGTATTGCCCTGGCTGCCATGCAGCGCGTGCTGCGCCGGTCGAGGTTCGACGATCGTCTGGAGTTCATGGATTTCTTCCGTCTCGATCTCGGCGGGGAGTGGTCGTCGCTCATCGAGACCTCCAAGGTGCTTGCGGGGCTCATTCTCGATGCCGAAGCGGACGGGACGACCACAGAGCCGGACGCAACGCAAGAGGGCCTCAAATCGTTCCGCAAGTCCTTTCTGGCGCTTGCGGCACACGTACTGGAGGAGGCGGATTGACCCGAAGGCCGGAAACGGAGTTTGTATAACCCCGACAATCCGCCCCTGTTCCGGCCAGGCATTCTGCCGGTTGTAGCGGGCACGCGGGCTTGCCCGCCTGCCACCAAACGAAGGGTGGGGTAGCCTAATACCCCTCCGGCCTGTCGGCAGAAGGAGTGGTGTCCAGACAAGCAGCAAGCTGGGACACGGCGGATTGTCCGAATGGACACGAAAGAGTATGGCAAAAGCAAAACAGGTGCTCGATGTCCGGGTGTCGAAAGGCATCACGACGTCGCAGAGCAACGAACATCAGCGTCGATGGACGGAGAAGGGATGGGAGCGGGCGCTCGAAAAGGGCAATTACGACCCCAGCCGCGAACACCTGAACTTCGAAATCGTCCAAGGCGGCAAAGTCCGTCCCGTGGACAAGAGCCGCAGCATCCCCGAACGGATGGCCGAAATTCTGAACCGGCGCGGGATCAGGGACCCTAACGAGGGTCTGGATGAGCCGAAATACCGCACGGTGGTCAACATCATCTTCGGCGGTTCCCGAGACCGCATGCGCGAACTGGCGTTCGGCTCGCAGAAGGTAAATTTCGACAAGGGGGCAGCCAATCCCCGTGTCGAGCGGAAACGCGACATCGAACGTTGGGCGCAGGATGTCTATGCGTTCGTCAGCGGCAGATACGGCGAGCAGAACATCGCCGCCTTCATCGTACATCTCGACGAAATGAACCCGCACGTACACTGCACGCTGTTGCCGATCAAGGACGACCGCTTTGCGTACAAGGAGATATTCGCGGGAAAGGACAAGTACGAGTTCAGCCAGCGGATGAAACAGTTCCATACTGACTTCTTTGCTGAGGTCAATACGAAGTGGGGAATGTCGCGGGGGCGGAGCGTTTCCGAAACGGGTGCCCGGCATCTCACGACCGAGGAGTACCGCCGCATGCTCTCGGAGGAGTGTACGACCATCGAGGAAAATATCGACCGACACCGGAAGGTGCTCTCCGCCATCCAGTCGGACATCCGGTTGGCAGAGCGGCGTGTCAAGGGACTTACCACGATGGTCGATAACCTCGAAAAGTCGAAGGCCGAAAAGCAGGCGCAGCTTTCGGCAGCCGAACGCGATCTGGCGGCCAACAGCGACGATGCGGCGGAGCTGGAGATGCAGGTCGAGTCGCTTCAAAAGGAGCTGCAAGGTATCGACAGACAACTGGCCGACAAGCAGGAGAAGTTGCAGACGGCCGACCGGCAGCTCGCCGAGCTCAAGGAGGACATGGATGCCATCCGGCAGCGCACGGAGGAACTCCGGACGGAAGCCTACCGCTACTCGCGCGATGTCCATTCCAAAGTGGACACGCTGCTCAAAGACGCCCTGCTGGAAGGTCTGGTTGGCGAGTACCGGAACGTATCGGCCCTGCTGGACGCTCCGCAGCGGCAACTGTTCGACGACACGCTCGTACAGGCAATCGCGGAACAAGGCACGGAGGTCATGCATTGCGCGACGATGCTCTTTCTCGGCATGGTCGATGATGCCACTACGTTTGCCGAAACGCACGGCGGTGGGGGAACCAAAAGCGACCTCAAGTGGGGCCGCGACGAGGACGAGGACAACCGCACGTGGGCGCTCCGCTGTATGAGGATGGCCAGCCGCATGATGCGTCCGGCCATCGGCAAGAAACCCAAACGATAAGCGGCATTCTCTCTTGCGACGAATGAAAATATAACAGGTAAAACGATTGGAATATGACAAGACGAATCATCTTTATCTTTGCGGCGCTCTGCTCGTTGCAGGCCCGCGCGAGTGTCCGGCCCGCGCAGGGGGACACTGTACGATACGAGTCCTTCTATGATGTCACGGAGTTGTTCGAGCCGATGCAGCCCGCCTATCTCGACGGCGTGGTACTTCCGATGCGAGGAAGCGGCAACTGGTTTGTCGGTATCGCCGGAGGCTCTACCGCCTTTCTCGGCAGGCCGCTCGGCTGCGAGGATCTGTTCGGACGGATCGAAACGTCGTACAGTCTCTCTGTCGGCAAGTGGTTCACACCATCGGCCGGCGTACGGATCAACTATAGCGGATCGAGGTTCAAGGACGCCCGGTTGTCCATACAGAGGTACCACTACGTCCATGCGGATCTGTTGTGGAATCTTCTGGGCCGCAGGTATGCCCGGCAGGAACAGGTACGTTGGAGTCTCGCGCCCTTTGCGGGCGTCGGCCTGCTGCATCATGCCACGAACGGGCATAACCCGTTTGCGGTCTCTTACGGCGTGCAGGGTCAGTACCGTATCTCCCGAAGGATAAGCGCCGTCGCGGAACTCTCCGGCACGACCACCTTTCAGGACTTCGACGGCTACGGGAAAGCGAATCGCCTCGGAGACCACATGCTTTCGCTGACTGCCGGCTTCACGTTCCATCTCGGCAGGGTCGGTTGGAGACGTGCGGTGGATGCTGCGCCTTATGTCCGCCGCAGCGAACGGCTCGTCGATTACGCCTCCTGCCTGGCGGAAGAGAACAGGCGCTATGCCGGACAGCATGACCGGGACCGGCGGACGTTGGCCGAGTTAAAGAAGATCTTGCAGATCGAAGGGTTGCTCGCCACGTACAGCCATTTGTTCGAGCATGACGACGACGAACGCACAGGCTATCCCGTAAACGATTACAGCGGCTTGAACTCGCTGCGAGCGAGGTTGAAGCATAGGCATTGGGACGGCGTGTCGCCGCTCGATACGGCGGGAATGCAACCCGGCGGCAGCCGTCCGCTTCCCGCGCGTAAGGATGCCCGGAAAACGGACTCCGCCGATATGGATTCCCTCGCCTCGGATTCAACGGCCTTTATGCGGTTCGATGGCGAATGTATCGGTGTTCCCATTTATTTCTTTTTCGCTCTCAACACGGCGAATCTGACGGACGCCTCGCAAGGGCTCAATCTTGATGAACTGGCCCGCGTGGCGGATAAATACGGTTTGTCCGTAAAGGTTACGGGAGCCGCCGACAGCGGAACGGGTACGCCCGGTATCAACGACTCGCTGAGCGCATCGAGGACCGATTATATCGCTTCGGAACTGGAGCGGCGCGGTATCCCCTCCGGGCGGATCGTCCGGGCGAGCCGGGGCGGCATCGCCGACCACACGCCGGCGGAAGCCAACCGACATACGAAGGTTGAGTTGTTTTTCCCCGAAGCGCAATAACTTTTGTGTACGGGATCCGAACATCCATCAACAGAATGGCAATGATCCAAGTGCATCCATACATGAAATTCCCCGCCGATAATTACCAAAATTGGTAATCTTGCATTATATTTGCAGCGCAGACATATATGAAGTACGACATAAACATATTGAAAGGGATTCATCCGGGGATCATTATCGAGCGGGATTTACGCAGGCTTAATCTCTCTCAGAAAGACCTTGCCCGGAAGATCGGGGAATACCCGTCGCGCATTACCGAAATTATCAAAGGCCGTCGCAAACTCAATGTCCCCCTGTCTTTGAAGTTGGAACAGGAGATGGGATACGAAACGGGCTTCTTGATGACCCTGCAACTGTTCTATGAAATACGGCTCATCGAGAACGGCCGCCAACCGACTCCGGATATTACCAAACTGTCCCCCTCTTTATTCTGGGACACCAAAATAGAGAAGATCGACTGGCAGCGGCACAAAAGGGCCGTTATCGAGCGGGTAATGACCTATGGCAATGCGGAAGAGAAAGCCGAAATCCGCCGATTTTACGGGGAGCGGCAGGTCGAGAAATACACCCGTCCCGCCAATTCGTACCGCATAGCTTATCTGGCAAAACCCAAATCGACATGACGCCCTCTCTATACTACAATACCGTAACACCGCTTTTACGCGAGATTCTCGATAAGTTAATGCGGGCGCCCGAACTTTCTTTGTTCCGGCTGGTTGGCGGAACGTCGCTCAGTCTGCGGCTCGGACATCGTGAATCGGTTGATATAGATATGTTTACCGGACAGGATTACGGCACTATCGACTGGCGGGCCATATACGAATTGCTGCGACGGGAATTTGCCTACGCAGATAACCGGATTCAGGAGGACGGACTGCATTCGTTCGGAGAATCGTTCTATCTGGGAGAATCCGAGTTCAAACGTGTAAAGGTCGATCTTTTCTACACCGACCCATTCCTGCAACCTGCCGAGCAAATAGACGGAATACGCATGGCTGCCTTAGAGGACATTGTAGCCATGAAGGTAGATGTCGTATTGCGAGGCGGCCGTAAAAAGGATTTCTGGGATCTCCATGAACTGAAACAAAACTACACCATCGGGCAGATGCTCGACCTGCATCGACAACGCTATCCGTGGACACATGAGCGTGAAACCATCATCCGCAACTTCACCTCTTTTCAACTGGCGGATGAGGACTTCGACCCCAACTGCCTGCGAGGAAAATACTGGGAGTTCATTAAAATGGATTTTGTGAACTGGTTGCAGGAGTACAAACTAATCTCTCCCAAGCAGGCAAGAAGCAGCAAATGAAATTCATTCGTTGCTTCTTGCAGCCGTTAGGGGCCGACAGGAGCGGGCAATGGACCCGCCGGATCAACCGTAAACATCCGCTTATTTATGAAATCCGGGAAGAAATAATAACCGTTTTAATGCTTTCCGCATACGGTCACTATGACGACAAATAGGTATTTGACTCGCGCACAACAGAGGCGGCTAATAGCCACCTCTGTTTTTTATATCTTATTACTTTACACCAGGTTTACACCGAGGCGGAATACCAGAGGATGGCGGCCGGAGAAAAAAGGACGGGAAGCAGCTTGTGCACAAGCCGCTCCCCGCGTCTGTCTGCCGTCACGGCCTGACGGGCCGGAACCGGAAGGAACGTCAGGCCAGCAACATGTCGATCATGGACTGCAACCGCAGCAGATCGCAATATTGATTGGTGCCGCCGGTTTACAACCCGGTCAGATCCACTTTGTAAAATGTCGGAGCCGTATCGTCCTTTTCGAGGAACATTACCATATAGACGGGAGCATAGACGATTTTGCCGGCCACTCGCAAATTGGCATTGTTGAATACAACGGCCTCGGGCAAGTCGTACTGACCGCAATCCATGATATTGGACAGGGCGCGGTGCGTCTCGTAGTCCTTGCCCGACTTGACTTCGATGGGCAGCACCTTGCCGCCTAGCTCGATGACGAAATCCAGCTCGCCCCGTTTCTTGTTGTTGTAATAATAGGTGGCGATACCGTGCGCCGCCAGCTCCTGCGCGACGGCATTCTCATAGACGGAGCCGAAATTGATGTCCTTGTCCCCGTTGATAATGCGCAACTGGATACCTCCGGCATATTGGCTGGCCAACAGCCCTACGTCGCTCTGGAAAAGCTTGAACAGGTTGCGCGAACGGTCCAGCAAAAGCGGGACCTTCGGTTCCTCCACGTTATAGACCGGCAGCGCCACGCCTGCATTGGTCAGCCACAGGAAACTGCTCTCGACCCGATCGAACTTCGCATGTTCGTTCAAACGCTTCAAAATGAAACGTTTGTTTTTGGCATTCAGCTCGGGCGGAATCAGGTTGAAAATCTCCTCGATATAGAGTTTGTTATCCGGGTCGTACCGGGCAATGTCCCGTTTGTACAGGCGAATAATGTCCTGCTGTACGGTCATAACCTCCTGAAGATTATTGCTCTCAATGTATTTGCTCACGGCGGCCGGCATACCGCCTACGACGAGATAGAGCCGGAACAACTCCATGATCTTGCCGTGAACGAACTCATCGACGGCCTCGCGGCGCTTCCACGCTTCGCGCAGCGCCCCGATCACGGTATCGCTGATGCCTACGCACGAAATGAACTCCTCGAAATCGAGCGGGTACATATCCTTGACTCCCATATATCCGACCGGCTCCGAACGCAGGTCCTTCAACTCCACCCCCAACAGCGAGCCACTGAGGATATAACGGTACGACCCTTCGTCCACGAGGAACTTGATCGCAGTAACGATCTCGGGGCACTCCTGCACCTCGTCGAAAAAGACGAGCGTCTCCCCCTTGATAAGCGGCACGGAGGTCAGGGCGGACAAGCGCAGCAGCATGTCGCCACTGTTCCTCGCCCCCTCGAACAGCCCGACCGCTTCGGGCGTTTCGAGGAAATTGATCTCGACGAAACTCCTGAATGTCTTGCCGAACTGGCGAATCGAGTAGGTCTTGCCGATCTGTCGTGCTCCGGTAACGAGCAGTGCGTTACGGGTCGTTTCATAATAATTCCGGATGTAGTCGTCTATCTTCCTCTTGAGCATAACTGGCTTATATTAAGGCTGTAGGCCGGCATACCCGGCCACACGTGCCGTTTTTCCAATGCAAATATAAGGTATTTTGCCGCTTTTCCAAGAATTATTCACACAGATTTGCCGCTTTTCCAAGATTCAAGAATTTTGGCCGGACGGAATACAAGAGGAGGACCAGATGCGACGGGCGAATATGGTGCGACAAAGGAACGGGAAGCAGCTTGTGCACAAGCCGCTCCCCGCGTCTGTCTGCCGTCACGGCCTGACGGGCCGGAACCGGAAGGAGCGTCAGGCCAGCAACATGTCGATCATTGCCTCGGCCGCTTCCATATCGCACACAATGTCTTTGATGTGGTAAGGGGCGCCGTTCTTGCCGTGTCCGTCCGGGCCGATCCAGGGATAGGCTTCATAGTCGGGGTCGTAAGCCTCGTAATACTTTTCCAGCTCTTGCAGGAAGTTTTCGGGGTCGTCGTCCCGCATTTCGACGCTGAAGCCGAAGTCCTGCCCTGCGGGGGTGTACTGCCGGTACTGGAACGACCATATTTCGCGAATACGTTTCCATATATAATAGTTACAACGCCTTTTACGGAGACCATCTACTTAATTAAAAACGGATCGGACAACCAATGTCAAAGACGATCCCAAATACAGGCTGAAACGACAGCCGAAAAGGCTGATCGCCGTCTTATTCGAAATATATTATAGCAAAGCGATCGAATACCAATAAGCGACATCGTTAACGCGACCGGAGGCGGAGGCGAAAAACAGAACTGAAGATTCGTTATCCATCCGCTCTAAATATTTCCCGTCGACAATCATGTATAAGGTCAATCACAAACCGCTTGTCATTTGGCGGTGTTTTAGCTTATCGTTTGGCTCTCTTTTACCCGGCAATTTGGCGGTAATCTAATTGCCATCCCATCAAACCCACAATCCGTTCATCGCAGACCAAAGACCGACGTCGACACATTCACCGCCACCTCCATACGGCTCATCGGGTACGTCGGGTGCCGAAGCGTCCGCATTTTTCAGAACAGGCCGAGGCAAAGCAGGTCGTACAAAGCCTTTTCAGGCGCATCGAAAAGAAGCTCCGGCCACCGCTCTCTCGATCCACTTTTCCGCACGGCCCGTATTTATGATAAGAAGAAACGCGCCGAGTTCGGAATAAAACGCTTTTTTAGTCCCGATTTATTTTCCGCCCCGAATTTCCGCCACTGAACCAACATGCCGCAAATTCGGACCGGACTATTAGCGTAATCATCAATAAGAAACGAAATGAGAAAAACACAGACGAAACTGCCTTCCGAAGGCAAAACGAGCATCCGCCCGAAACTGAATGTGCGTAAAGACACCACAAGCGATCACTATACGGTCGTCATCCAGATCATCCGTCACCGACGCCGCTGCGTATTGTTCACGCCCTACCGGCTCCGCAAGGAAGAGTTCGACGATATGCGCGGCATCGCCATCACACGCCAGCGAAACCGCACACACCGGGAATACATCAGACAAGTCAACGACTATCTGCGTTATCATACAGGCGAACTATACAGGCTGGTCCATAGCATGGAACAATCGGGCAACCCTTTCGAGGCTTCGGATGTATTGGCTCACTATCGGCAACGCGATGACAAACGTTATGTAGAAACCTATCTCCTACACCTTGTAGAAAAGTGCCGCAACAAAGGACGGTACGGCTCGGCACAGACGTTCGTATCCACGCTATCGGTCTTCCGGAAGTTCGCCGGAGGAAGACAATTTTTGCTGGATGACCTGGATGAACGGCAAGTGCTGGCTTTCCGGGACTATCTGCAAGATATGGGACTGAAACCCAATACCGTAACCTTCTATATGAGCAAACTCCGGGCTGCCTATAACCGGGGCGTGGCTGAAGGCCATGCAAACTCCGGCCGTCGTCCTTTCGACGCCGTAACCGTCAAAAACTCCAAGACCTGGAAACTGGCAATCAGCGATACGCTCATGCAAAAAGTTTCCCAAGCGAAACTGACCGGAAAGCAGAACGTCGCTCGCGATATGTTCTTGTTCAGTTTTTACTGCCGTGGAATGTCATTCGTAGACATGGCCTACCTACGTCAGGAAAACATCCGCGAGGGAGTCATCCGTTACCGCCGCCGTAAAACGGGACAACTCTTCACCGTCCGTATCCTCCCGGAAATGCAGGAAATCATCGACCGCTATCGTCTCTGCAGCACACCGTATGTGTTTCCAATCCTTTCTGCTGCAGGCTCCGGTTCCGGAAAGACGCCTCACAACGATCAACAGCTCTATGAACTCTACTGCCGGAGCCGCTGCTACTACCTGCACCTATTGCAGGACATCGCACGGAAATTAGGAACGGATGCGCGTTTGTCCTTCGGTGCGGCACGGCATACGTGGGCCAGTCGTGCACGTCGCAAAAACATCGCCATTTCTGTCATTAGCGAAGGTCTCGGACATACCACGGAAAGAACCACACGTATCTATCTGGAAGAAATGGAACCTTGCCGCATAGACGAAGCGAACCGTATCGTAACAACGCTATAAAGACCAGACCGGTTGAAAGACCGGACATCCGACGCGCCGGTATCCAGGCTCCGGACATTTCGAACCATCAAGCCCCGGACAATCAATCGACGGGGGCCGTCTTTCCCGCATCGAATATCAACGATCAGAGAAAGACAACACGACAAAAGCCGTTTTCAATACCGTTGTATAACAAAAAAACACAGTATATATTCAAAAACAGTATATTTGCAAAAACGTTGCAAAAATCCGGAGCACCCCGAGGCCAGCGTACCCAGAATTTCACTCTTTATAAGAAAGAGTGTCTTGCCGACTTGGTTTCCAATTTGTTGATCGCAAAAATAGGAAAAATAGAATGATTTTTTGTCGCTGGCAAAGAATATAAAAGTTACATTTTTTGTTCAAAAATCACCACTGTACTTTATATTAAATTGTAATCGATTGTCCGTCAGCAACATGTCGTGTGAGTTGCTGAAATGTCATTCCCACTTGCCGACGACAAAAAAGATATAGTCCTGCCGTAGAGTGGAACCCGAAGCGGTCGGCGAGCAGTTTGGCATTTGTTTCTCCGGCTTGTATGGCCTTCACGAGTTTTTCCGCTTTTTGCTTCACCATCCATTGATGGGCCGTCATTCCGAAGTGCTCCTTGAATTTTCGCAGAAAGTGATTGGTACTCATGTTTGCTTTCTGCGCCACCTTTTCCAGAGTATCCCCATAACGATAGTTGTTTTTTACAAAGGCCCTGAAATCGTCCCGTGCACGCAGGATCGAACTGAAGAACTGCGCCATTTGCTCCTCCGAATACTCGCTTCGGAAAGCTATGTATAGTTCGTACTGGCGGCTTATATGATAACACGGGCTGTCAATAAACTGCATGCCACGCAGTTTGTCGATCATCGTTTGCGTGAGGTCCAGTATAGGGATGTCGTCCTCATGCGAAGGCCTGTTTGCCGCGGCCACTTTGCTCAATACGTCGCTGCCTCCCAGCACGATACGGTTGGAAAATTTCAACCATACGATCGTAGAGTCGTGCGTAGCCCGTATATACGGACAGGTATTGCGTCCGAAAAACAAGGCTTGTCCCGCTTGTATGTAGATGTTTTTGTTCTCCAATACGACATGCAGCGAGCCATCGATCAAAAAAAGAATATGGTTCGACTTGTTTGATATGTGCCTTATGGATTGGGAGGCAGGCAGCGCGAACGGTACGAATCGGGCTGGATAGTCTGTCGGATGGTTGCAGAGAACACATCCCACAGGACAGTGATGTATCTTTTCCTTGCTCATAAGCGACTGTCGTTTTACCATAGATATTACGTTATGTTTTATCAATTCATTGATTTTAAGAGCATTATACCAATTCGCATCTCCGTGGCTCGCAATTTTGGCCATGTTGAAACATTTTTCAATGCGACATAACACATATCACATTGAAAAACAAATATTTGACACGTCTGGAGCCATTATCGCACTCTTTCTTATAAAGAGTGACATTCCGGGGTTCCGTTCCGCCTGTTTTCCGGGCGGTGCCGGGCTCCGGAAGCGAGGAGGAGTTAACCGCATAAAACATTTATACGATGAAGAAATTGTACATGATCTCGGTTTTGACGCTTGTGCTGCTGTCGTGCGTGGGCAGTCTGAAGGCTCAGGACCGGTTCGCCGTGAAGACGAACCTTCTCTACGGGGGCGTCGCGCGCACGCCTAATCTCGGTGTGGAGATCGGCCTGGCCCCGCGTTGGACGCTGGAGGTTTCGGGGGGCTACAACCCGTTCAACCTTCAAGGCAGCGACTCGGACAACAAGAAGCTGGTCCACTGGGCTGCGATGCCGGAGTTCCGCTACTGGACGTGCCAGCGCTTCAACGGTCACTTCGTGGGCGTGCACGGCCTTTACGGGAATTATAACATCGGGGGTCACAATCTGCCGCTTCTTTTCGGAAACGGTTCGGATGCCTACCGCTACGAGGGTCATGTCGCGGGCGGGGGCGTGAGCTACGGTTACAGTATATTGCTGGGGCGTCGCTGGAACGTGGAGTTCACGGTGGGTGTCGGAGTTCTTTACCTGAACTACGACCGCTACGAATGCCCCAAATGCGGTCAGAAGGTGGAGTCGGACGCCCGCCAGCTGTTTTTCGGGCCGACGAAGGCGGGGATCACGGTGTCGTTCCTGATCTTCTGAGCCAGCTTCGGCAGCCGTCACGAGCCGCTCGGGCGCGGGATACGGGCCTTAATGGGAGTGCTTCGTGAGGCGGCGGGATTGTCTGAGTCGTCTCCGACGTTCTGCAGCGCCCGCACGGCGGCGGTCGCTGCGGGTTGCCGGGCTTTCGGGAGGAGGTGTCCCGGTTCCGGAGCCCGGTCGGGGACTTCGGGGCTATGCCGGACTGCCGGATTAAAAAAGTCGGGCTACCTCATGCATTCGGGATGCCTGGAAAAGCTGGAAAAGAATGAATATATATACTAAAGATGGATGAATATGAAATGGAATCTACTGTTTATGACTATGGCCCTCGCGGCCAGCTCCCCAGCGTTTTCTTCGGAGCCGCCCAAGGAGGGTATCACGCTCAGCGGTCTCAGCCTCACGGTCGAAGGGGACAGTCTTCGCGTTCGCTTCCGGGCTCATATCGGGCGACAGGCGACCGGAGGTCAGAACTACAAGCTCACGCTTCGTCCGGTACTGTCGGGAGGCGGTCATGAGCTCGCGCTTCGTAACATCGAGGTGTACGGGCGTCGTGTGGAGCTTTTGGAGGCGCGCAGCGGGCGTGCGGAGGTCGCGGGCCTGCCGACCCACGATCTTCGTCAGCCCGCAGCGGGCTCCCAGCGCGCCCATGAGGGTGAGACCGCGGACTACTCTGTGAGCGTGCCACTGGAGCGGTGGATGGAGACCGCGGGGCTTCGCATCGAGCGCGAACGTTCGGGGTGCTGCCGCACGGAGCGCCTCGGGACTGTGGAGGCGGCCCCGGCGCAGCCCTCCCTTCCGGAGCCTTCGGCCGCGGGCGTCAAGTCCCGTGCCACGGAGCTCGCGGCGGCTGCCGGGGCAGCCAGCACGGGCGACAGCCTTGCGCGCAGTTTCGGGTTCGTGGAGCCGCTCTCGGCGCTGGAGGCGCGTATGAACACGGCTTCCGCCGCGAAGGGTCTGTTCGACCCGGATATGGATCTGAACATGGGTTACGGCACGGCACCTTCGCAGCAGGCCGAGATCGACCGGTACCTCGCCGAGGGCGAGAAAGGCGCCCTCACGGTTCACTTCCGTCAGGGCAAGCACCTGCTCGAGCGGCATTTCCGGGATAACAACACGATGCTCGTGAACCTGGTTTCGAGCATCCGCATGCTTCAGGAGTCGAAGACATCGCGCGTGGTGCGTGTGGTTATCGTCGGCAGCGCCTCTCCGGAGGGCACGCTGGCCTTCAACGACCGCCTTGCGTGGAACCGCGCCGTGGCGCTGAAGGATTTTCTGCTCCGCAACACGGCTTTTCCGGCGGATTCGATGACGCTTTTCAACGGCTCGGAGGATTGGCGGGGCTTGCGTCGGATGGTTGCCGCGAGCGATCTTTATGAGCGGGAGGAGATTCTGCGCATCATCGACAATGTCCCGGTGAAAAAGGGCCGCGAGCTGGAACTCATGAAACTCTCGGGCGGCCGTCCTTATCTGTACATGCTTGAGCACATGTTCCCGGAGCTTCGCAATGCGGCCTTCATCAAGGTATACTACGAGAACCTCCCGGATCCGGCAGCCGAGGCGCTGTCGAGGGGTGCGGCGTTGGTTTCGCAGGGTCTTTACAAGGAGGCGCTCGAGGTTCTTTCCTCGGCATCTGCGGGGGCAGCACGGGACCTGCTGGAGGGTTCGGCGCGGCTGTTCTCGGGCGACGAGGCCGGAGCCGTGCCGCTGCTTGAAAGGGCCGCCGCGGGCGGTGAGGCCGAGGCGCGGACGCTGCTCGAACGGCTGCGGAGCGCCACCGGGCCCCGGACCTTCGACGCCGTGGAGCTTCCCGGCAGGAAATAATGACGAAATGCAACTTATCCTTTCATAAACTTTTTTATTAAAAAACAACAAGACATGAAAACGTTAAACTTTCTCACGACAGGTGCGGCTGCAGCCATGCTTCTGCTGGGTTCCTGCACCAAAGACGCAGACAATCCCCAGGGCGGCGGCGGAGAAGGCGGCGTCGTAGAGGGCATTCCGACCTACGCTACGGTATCGCTGTCGCAGCGTACGGGCGCCGGAACCTATGCCGATACCGGGGACTATGTGAATGGAACCTCGCAGGCTTCGGAAGTAGAGAAAAAAATCACCGATGCCGTTGTCCTTGTGTTCAACAGCGACGATGTTCTCGAAAATTATGTGACGTTAGACGTTGTAACGGAAGGAGATGCGCCGAATCAGACGACTGTAGCCAAGAAGACTTTCGCCACGACGACCGGTAAAAAGCGTCTTTACGCCCTGGCCAACCTTGGAGATTACTCGAAGATCGAGGCCATTTTCAACGGCCAGACAGCCGCCAACAAGAAGCTGAGCAATGTCTGCAAGGTTATCCAGCAGATCACTGATATCTCGGGTGCGACTACCGACAATAAATTCTGGATGAGCAACGTCTATAAGCTCGGCGCAACCATCGAGGATCAGGTCACGGTCCAAAAAGGGGATGAGAATACGAATAACTTCACGATCTATATCGGCCGTATGGTAGCCAAGGTTACGCCAACGTTCGCGGCAGACCTTGTAGTCAACAGCGGCGATGGTACGATCAAGACGGACAATGCCGAGTACCGTGTCCGCAACAACCCGAATCGTTTCTTCTCCTTCCCGGTATACAACGCGGCCGGCTTGCTGACCTCGCCGTACTATGACCGGAATTATACGGAAGGTGGCTCGTACGACGCCAATGGCCTCGGTGCAGGCGATTTCTTCGACAACGGTACTGCCGCTGCTTTCGGCAAGACCATGGGTCAGGACAGCTACCTGACGGAGAACTCTCCGAAGGAGGCCAAGCGTCATAAGGTCACCTTCCTGAGCATCAAGGCCAAATGGGAACCGAACGCAAAAGCGATCATTCTGAGTGCAGACGGTTCGTATGCGGCCGACCAGGCGGCAAAACTTGCTGAAATCACCGGTGGAGACGGAAGTTTCTATCGAGTTCAGAAGTGGGAGAACGGTCTGATCACCGGCTACTGCCCGGGAATCTATGCCGATATGCCTGCCGCATGGCATGAGGTTGGTACGGCTATTAACACGGAGACCAAGGCGGGCCAATTGACCGATGCTGCTGCAGACCGTGACGAAGCAAAGACCAAATCTAAAGACGCACAGAACGCTAACAAAGCCTACCTTGTTGTAAAGTACACGGACGGTATTGCTTATTGGGCTTACTGGATGCGTTCGCGACTGGACGGGACCATTGCCGAGAAGTATGCCCTGAAGCGCAACAACCACTTCAAGGTCAATATCATTTCGGTCGACGGCGTGGGTGATCCGAATGAGGACGACAACCTCGACAAGGATGAGGATCTCGAGGCCGACGCGTCCATGAAGGCCACGATCGAAGTACTCAACTGGAACGTGGTAGACATCGAGGGCGGTATCTGA